AAACGTCTTTACAATGGCTTCACCATAGACTGAATGGAATTTGGTATGTTCAAGATCTACAGGATAATAAATAACTAGCTGCCCCCGGACCCTTTCGTTAATCTCAGTATTAACAGCTTTGACCAAAGCTTTTTCTTTATCTCCAGTATACAGCGGAGGAGGCCCAATAGTGGGCATGGTAAATTCATTTGCCACTCTTTCTATCCTTTATAAATTGGCAGAGGCATTCGACTCAGTGTATTCTGTACATATTCTGCTCTTTGAGCATCGGTCTCTGCTAATTTGGTATATGTAAGCTCGTCAAGCACAGTTTTAAGCTCTTCGCGTAGCTTCTCTTGCTCATCTTTAGCCTGCGCAAGCAAACTTTCCGCATTCAATGTCAGATCATTTCCTGGAATAGGGATGCTCGTAAACTTTCCTCGTGTATGGCCTAAAATTTCTTTGCTGAGAGCCAAAGCAAATCTTCTAATCCACTGTTTGCCAATAGCATTTATGTTTTCATATGGAACATTAGCTATTGGCAAGGTATTCATATTATTAATGCCTTGCAGTCCTGTTTGTCTATCTGCTGTATCTTCAAAAGGATCTTTCGGGATAATGAATCTTACCCAGAAATTTTCTATATTGGATACAAACGGAATAGGATATAAGCGAAGCTTGTTGTTTCTTATTTCATATGAGTAATGTGACAATCTTGTATACAGGCTATCTTGATAAGCTAAAGCTTGAAGCTTGTTCTGCCAGGTTGGAATAATTTCAAATGTACTATCGTCTGCGAATTGACCGTAGGTAGTAAGATTTCCTACGACATTCAAGCCTCCATAGTATCCATAGAACCTCCACGTTGCTCTGGCGGTCTTATAAAAGACTCTGCGAATAAGCACTTTTTTATTTGTTATCAAATTTGCGTAATCCACCCCACCAGCATCAGACTGAGATTTTAATATTGCCTGAAGATCATAATCTTGTTGTCCATCTACTACTGGAACACTAGCTGAATATTCTGTAACGGTACCACCAACCTGAGCCTCGACAGAAAATCCATCTGCTATTTGTTTGGCATAACCAAATGTAATATGTGGAAATAGCAAAGAGACACTACTACCGCTACCAGAGACCTCTCCGTGATCATCAAAAGAAGCCGTAGTACTGCCAAGCACACCGCCAAGAATATTCTTGGCTTGATGAATATTAACAAGATAAGAATATTCTAGTACCGCCTCCTCATAAGCATTATATACCTGCCCGGCTGTTAGTTCTATATCTAGAATATCGCCTCCAAGACGCTTATAGGTGTAAGCTACCTGCTCGGCAGCACCATTTAGAAAATCATTGTTACTAGAATATATGCCAAAAGCTAATGTTGCAGCCACACTAGCGCTGCTTCCTGTTACAGGAAGCACAATAGCTGATGTACTAGTAGGTGGTGAAAGATTTGGATATGCCACAGATTTATCTCCACAAAGCTAAGAATCTCTTAGGTAATTAGTTTCTTGAAAAAAGAAAAGAAGGAAATTATCTACCGCCCTGTTGTCTTATCCACTGCAAAGCTACTGGATTCTTTGGAGGCTGTTTAGCTATCTTGCTTACTTCTATCCAAAGCATATTAAGCACGTCATCCGAGATATGATCATTATCGACAATATAAAAGTTATCTCTTCCAAAAAGAATCTGAAATTTTCCAATGTTCTCTTGCACCTGATGCCAAATCTTTGTTACCATGGGATCAGACAGCCTTCGTTCTCGTCTTCGATTTCGCTCTAGAGCCACTTCCAAGCTAGTATTGACAAAAATGATATAAGTGTCATAGCCAAGCTCCAAGAACTTATCCCGCTGCAAAGCTATCTTGCTATAGTCTTTGCCAGTTCCGTCTAGAACAACACCCAGCTTGCCTTGTTGATATTGCTCTATTTGTTTTTGTGCCAACATGCGCGCTTTGTTGCGTACTTCATCTTTCAATAAAGCATCCCTACTAGAATAAACAGCAAAGTCCATGTGCATAGAAAGCTTATTAAGCAATAGCTGCAAGATAATATCTGAGTTAACCACTTTAAAACCATGACCTTCGGTAGTTCGATGAGCAACAAAGCTCTTGCCTGCTCCGCTTCCACCAGCTAAGAAAATAGCTTTAAAAATTGCAGGATCACGCACGCCTTCCTGAAGATGAAGTTTCATAGCTGCGCTCCTGGATAACGACCTCTCACGTATTTCTCCCATCTCCTGCGCAACTTGCGCACGTCGCGCATAGCTATCTTATCGATCTCTACAAAAGAAAGATCATCGCGCATTGCGCTCATTCTATTTACAAATCCTATATAAACATGATGAAAAAATTCATCAAAAACATCTTTTAATGGCCTTCTTTGCACTTTAGCTCGCTTATACAAGCCAGATGTCCAAGCACGCAATTCTGCTGAGGATGAAAGATACGGCAATAGTCCTTTGGTTTTACTAATGTTAGAGGCGGCATATAACATTTTAGGAGACTGAGTAGTGTGTTCTAGTTCGTGTCGAATTACTTCTTTAAGCTTAACCAATATATCATTTAAATGAGCATTGATATACCTCCAGGCTCTCGGAACATTCACAAGAACTGTCACACCGCCAGCTTGAGGACGATACATGCCCTTGACCTCAAGATCGCTCTTTTCTTCAACAAAAAAAGCAAAGTTAAAAACGCCCATTTTTGGAAGATCAATACCAAGAGCACGAAGTTCCTCTGGAAGCCACATAATTCTAAAAAAGCTTTTTCCAGGCTCCTTCTGATAGAATTGTTTAATAGCTTGAAGAAGCACCCTGGCAAGGATAGTAGTCTCTCGCTCTAGCTTACCTTCAAAAAGCAGAGAAACTTCTTCTTGGACGATCTCTTCTAATCTGCTGGCTGGCTTCATATAGGTAATGCTAGATCTAGCTACCTTATCGCGCAGCCGAACAGAGACGGGATTAAATAGATGATCTGGATCTGGATCTTCCAGGAGGACGCCAAGAACGCTCTCGTCTGGATTTGAATAACCTGGATATACCCTGACCAGATCTCCTTTCTTAGGAATCCAAGAGAGCTTGATGCCAGCGGTCTTGGCATCATAGGCGTACATAAAAAACAGATCTGCTTCATAGAGGTTTGCTTTCTGAAAGTTTGCTTCTCGAAGATCTGCTCCCTGGAGGCTTGCTTCCCGGAGGTTTGCTCTCCGGAGGTTTGCTCTCCGGAGGTTTGCTTCATAGAGGTTTGCTTTCTGAAAGTTTGCTTCTCGAAGATCTGCTCCCCGGAGGTCTGCTTCCTGGAGGTCTGCTCCCTGGAGGTTTGCTTTTTGGAGGCTTGCTCTATAGAAATCTGCTTCATAGAGGTTTGCTTTCTGAAAGTTTGCTTCTCGAAGATCTGCTCCCTGGAGGCTTGCTTTCTGAAGATTTGCTCCTTGGAAATCTGCTCCTCGGAGGTCTGCTTTATAGAGGCTTGCTTTCTGAAGGTTTGCTCCTGCCAGGCTCTTGTCAGCCTGTACAGCAGCGATGATTTCTTCTCTTGTCACTTTTTTAGCTCTCTTTTTAGCTCTTCTTGAATGATCTCTTCTAGCCTGCTGGCTGGCTTCATGTCGGTGATGCTAAGCTTGACTTCTTCATCATGCAGCCGAACAGAGACAGGCTCAAATATATAATCTGGATCTGGATCTTCTAGGAGGATGCCAAGGGCGCTCTTGTTTAAATATTCCAGATATGCCCTGACTAGATCTCCTTTCTTAGGAATCCAGGAGAGCTTGATGCCTGCGGTCTTGACACCATAGGCATACATAAAAAGCAGATCTGCTTCCTGAAGGTTTACTCTCCGAAGATCTGCTTCCTGAAGGTCTGCTCCTTGGAGATTTGCTCTCTGAAGACTTGCCCCCTGGAAGTTTGCTCTATAGAAACTAGCCCTCTGGAGATTTGCTCCCTGGAGATTCGCTCTCTGAAGCATTGCTTCATAAAGATATGCTCCCTGGAGGTCTGCTTCTTGGAAATTTGCTTCCTGGAGACTAGCCCTCTGAAGATCTGCTCCTTGAAGATCTGCTTCCTGGAAGTTTGCTCTCCGAAGATCTGCTCCTTGGAGGTTTGCTTCCTGGAAGCTGGCTTTCTGAAGATCTACCCCTGCTAGGCTCTTGCCAGCGCGGATAGCAGCGATGATTTCTTTTCTTGTCATGAGCATATCTATATGTCTTCGAATCTGTCTCCAACAAGATCTTTATATCTGCCAATCTTTTTTAAAGCATCGATGGTAGGTGTTCCTTTGGATCTAAAAAGCCTGGATAAACTTTCCTTATTCCACTTCTTATCCGTTCCATAGTCTTTTTCTGCCCACTCAATTGCGGATTCCTGTCCGCAATCGTCTGAAATATCATTAGGTGTTAGCTGTTCTGGAGGGGGAGAAAGATTATCTAGCTGATCCTTGCGCACATCTCTTCTCCGTTGATCGTAATAATCCCAAACAGCTTTTGCATCAGAAGAGACGCTTCCTCTATCAGCCATTAAGCCACCGCCATGTTCCGTTGCATATTCCATAGCCACATCGTAGAGCAGAGGCCCCCAGCCCGAATCGGCGTCAGCATAATAAACAGCCCAGCCCGCAAGGCATGCACCAAGAATACGCGGTGGTCGTCCTATTTCAATTTCTCCTCTAGGAAAACCAGGAATTACATTTTTGTAATAAGCTTTTCCCGTATTTTTTACATAACATGTATAACGTATTGCAATCATACGATCTCCATAGGAAGCAACCGTGACACATAATTTAAATTCCGGGTGCTTCTTTTCCGCAGCAAGAAGATCATTGACTGTTTTTGCTGATTCTTGAAGAATTTGCTTCTCTTCTAGAAGAAATTGTTTCCAGGTTTTTAAAAGCTTTTGCATATAGATAAATAGAAAGAAAAAGCAGAAAAAGAAGCTATTGCTTTCGACAAATAGTTGCTAGTTCTTCCTGGATGATCTCTTCTAGCATGCTGGCTGGCTTCATGTCGATGATGCTGCGCCTAACTACCTTATCATGCAGCCGAATGGAGATAGGATTAAATAGATGATCTGGATCTGGATCTTCTAGAAGGATGCCGAGAGCGCTCTGGTCTGCATTTGAATAATCTGAATATGCCCTGACCAGATCTCCTTTTTTGGGTACCCAGGAAAGCTTGATACCTGTGGTCTTGGCTTCAGAGGCGAACATAAAAAGCAGATTTGCTCCCTGGAGGTTTGCTTCTTGAAGATCTGCTCCCCGGAGGTCTGCTTCCTGGAGGTCTGCTCCCTGGAGGTTTGCTTTTTGGAGGCTTGCTCTATAGAAATCTGCTTCCTGGAGGTTTGCTTCCTGAAGATTCACTTTCTGGAGGTTCGCTTCCTGAAGGGTTGCTTCCTGGAGGTTCGCTCTTTGAAGATCTGCTTCCTGAAGGCTTGCTCTCCGGAGGTCTGCCTCCCGAAGATCTGCTCTTTGGAAGCTCGCCCCATGAAGATATGCTCCCTGGAGGCTGGCCTTCTGGAGATCTGCTCCTGCCAAGCTCTTGCCAGCACGAACAGCAGCGATGATTTCTCTTCTTAACATCTTTTTAGCTCTCTTTTTAGTTCTTCTTGAATGATCTCTTCTAGCCTGCTGGCTGGCTTCATGTGGGCGATGCTGATCTTGACCTCTTCATCATGCAGCCGAATGGAGATACGATTAAATATATAATCTGGATCTGGATCTTCTAGGAGGATGCCGAGGGTGCTCTTGTTTGGATTTGAATAATCTGGATATGCCCTGACTAGATCTCCTTTCTTAGGAACCCAAGAGAGCTTGATGCCTGTGGTCTTGGCACCATGGGCGTACATAAAAAACAGATCTGCTTCTTGAAGGTTTGCTCCCTGAAGATCTGCTTCCCGAAGGTTTGCTTCTCGGAGATTTGCCCCCCGGAGGTTTGCTCCATGGAAGTTCGCCTCCTTAAGGCTGGCTCTCTGGAGATCTGTTTCCTGGAGATTTGCTCCTGCCAAGCTCTTGCTAGCACGAACAGCAGCGATAATTTCTCTTCTTGTCATATTATCTTAATTTCGTTGTATGTCATCTAACATAAATAGTCTTCTCCGATACCATCATGTCACAAAAAAATGATTTGTTAAGACGAAAGCCCGCCGGAGGGGCAGGCTTTCAAAGAAAAGAACAGAATCAGGAACTAGCTCAGGCTAGGCGTAGGACACACCCCCTAGTAGGTCTTCTACAATTACAAGACCATACATATCGGGTCTAACCATTTTCTTGCCATAGCGCGTCATTACGCCCTTGCGGGGAGTAAAGTCGTCAGGCCCAAAGATAGTCGGCGTGACCTGTAGTGGCACATAAGGTGCGTAGACATAGCCGCTCTCTAGGAATCCTGCACCTTTTCTACCTACCAAAATGAGATTCCGTGGGAAATAAGGATCAACCCACACATCCCATTTCTTTGATAGGCTGCCCGTGTTGGTAACACCTACGTTGCCTTTTTCCTTATCGTGAGTCACATTAGCACGGAAACCGCTGGTGAATTCCAAAATGTTACCCACTTCTGGTCCGCAAACTAGGAAGTTTGCCCCACCGCGCAATACTTTGCGGTGGATCTGTGCTGACACGTCATTGATGGTTTCAATCAAGGTCTCATACCATTCGCTAACATTGCCAGTGAAATCAGGATACGTTGAAAGACTGGTCGGGCTCCTATCAATCGGCGTACCCGTAGTTCTCTCTAGGAATTTACCTGGCTGCCGGGACCAGTAATAGGTACCCGCAGTCGCACCCTTGATCAGGTCTACAATGATTTCCCTGTCAATCTCTAGAGCAATCTGCTCAGAGAGAATACCTGTTAGCTCTACTTCTGCATCCAGGTTATGATACGCATCTAGATCTTGTCCAAGTTCAGGCGTCCAGGAAGCCTTAAGCTTTTTCGTTACAGCCGTAACCGAAATCGAATCTACCTTAAGATCAATTTCCGGGATATCCTGATCAGTGCCGGATAGCGCCTCTAGATACCATTCGTGAGTACCCGCCACAGAACCAAGCGCCCCACCAGCGGTAAACTGATCCTTGTGAGCAAACTGCAAGGCATGAGTAGTAGCCGCATCCAAATCAGGCCATGTATCCACAGTATTTCGAAGGACCATATTTAGCTGATATGCAGTACGTGAACGAACGGTTGACAGTCTGCGCACAACTGTAGCACCGCTCATATGTGTGGTACCAAAGTCGATTGCTATAATATCATCCAGATTTAGCTCTCCCCAGTGTGCAGCGGAAAGCTCGATAGCATAAAGCTTGTAATAAGCTGCACTATCTGCAAGGATATCTGGATCGTACTGCACTAGTGATTGATCAAATGACGAAGTAATGGCGTTTCCTAACTTAGCATTATAATCAACAGCACTACCCCACGAACGAGATACCAACGTGTCGTCCGCTCCAAGAGCAGCAGCACCAGTCACATTGAAAGTACCAGACGGAGAGGCATAGCCGTTGTTCAGGTTATAGAAGCCCTTTTCGGCGCTGGTGTCGGTCAGGGATACACCCTCAGAGATCCCCTTGGCAACCTTACCTCCACCGTACAGAGATTCCCCTGCTACTGCACCAGCATGGGTCTTGCCGTGTGTATAGGTAAAATCTAGGAAGAAGATAAGCCCTGATGGAAGGCTCATAGGCTGCACAGACACAAGATCATTTGCAATTAGGCCCGCAAAGACCCTGCGAACAATCGGGAACGCAACAGAAGCAAAACCTTCCACGTCCCCGGCTGCCATTGTGGTAGCTTCCCTCAAAAGCTCTTTGGCTTGGTTCTCCAATAGCCGTGCCATACTGGCTTTTTCATTATCAGATCGTAGACCTTCCAGAAGTCCCGTCTTTTCCCATTTTTCAAGAAGAGCAGAACCTTCTCGTTGGACGGAACGCTCGACGATACCTTCTGTTAGTTTAGTTAGAATACGTGAACTCATGATATTATCCTCCGCTCATTCAGATATAAATAGTATCCTTTTTCTAAAATTCCAATTTTAGTTTTCTTTTTCTTCTTTTTTGATTCCCGCCAGGCGTTTTTGCGCTACCCAGAACGGATCTGCTTCTTTGCTTTCTCTGGACACCATTGATGTGCGATCCCTTACCAAAGCCTCTCGCAGGGGCTTATTCCTCGTTGCCATCTCCCTGTTAGGCTCTGTGATTGCACGAAGCGTCTCTCGAAGCGCCTCATATAGCGTTTTTGTTTCCTCGACGGTCTTTGCTTTACAGATTGCCTCCGCGAGCTTTTGCTTTTGCCGCTCATTTAGCGAGGAATCTACCAAAGCTTTGTTACAATAAAGCAGTCTAGCGTTTCTGATATTACTTTCAGAAAGCTGACCACTAATATCCTTAATAGTTTTTAAATATTGCTGCTCTTTGCTAATAAGATATTTTCTTGTTTCCTGGAGAGAAGATACTTCCTTTTTTAGTTCCGCAAGTTCTTCTTTCATTTCGGTATCGTGCTGAAGCGCCGCTAAATTCTTTTCAGCTTCCTCTGCTAGTTCTGCTTCTGTCCCGGAATGAAAGGCTGATTTACCAGAAGGAACAGGCTGATGATCAACAACAACAGTCTCTTGAATAGGTGTTTCCTCTGTGGTCTTAAGCTCTTCAGATTCGGGCGATTCTGCACTATCATCACCATAAAAGGCATCATAATAGCCCTCCAGGAGCGCAATATCTTCTTCAGTCAGCATCTCTTCAGATTCTCCCTGAATAGCTACTGGAGAAGCAGGCTGAGGGGCTGGTGAAATCGGCTCTCTTTCAGAGCAAGCACACTCTTCTAGTTTCGGGCTTTCACATTCATCACACTTCTCTTCCATAGCCGCAGGACGCATAAGCTCTTCTATTGGCTTTGTTGATTCAGCCGCACCTTCCACGGCACCCGAAGCCATGACATTCTCTTTTAATCCCATGATATCTTCAGCAGCTTCGGTATGAGGCTCTTCGCTACCCGGACCTGGTTCTGCACCCTTTGCAATTTCTGCTTGAAGATCGGCGAAATCAAGCTCGATTACTTCATTATTATCAGGACAATCACAAAGTCGCTCACCATCGAAAACACCAGGAGTTACCTCGGGTTTGCTTAATTCTTCACTGCCGTTTTGTTCTTCAGCGGTACCGCCTGCAAGACTAGCATTTGCACCCATCGGCATTGGCTGCTCTTCGGGTACCCGCTCTAGAATCTGTTCTACCGCTTCACGAATATTGTTGGCATACTTCTCCAGCACGAGAGTCTGTGCCTTCTGTAGTGCCGCCTCGCGTAAAGCAGCCGCATCGACTACTGCTTGTTGCAACATATCTGACATGTAAAATACTCCTATATCTCAATAGATAAGTAGTTTAATGTTTTCTAAAATTCCAAATTTATCTTTTAATCTCCAATGCCTGCGGAACCTGTCAATATGCACATGTTCTCTCTGGCAATGCCGGTTAATTCTGCCATAACCTCGTAGCTTCCGCTATTCGCATCTACGTTGGAGATATAAAGATCTGTACATTTAACATTAAACGTCGCTGAAGCACCGTTGGTCGCTAAAGTTACATAATGATGATGACTATAAACATTAGGATTGCTTTGCGCACTTTCAAAATGGATTCTAAGATCAGGATTGGCTCTGCTAATGACCGTAACGGATTTTGTCACCGCAGGAAAAGCAATATGATCCTCTGAGCCACTATGAATCCATTGCCAGGATCCTGTTAAATAGGGAAAACCAGCAACTTGATAACTGCCTACGTGGCCTAGTCCTGCTTGATAAAAATGATTAGGTGTCATAAGTCACTCTCCTTATCTTATGTGAATATATGGACGAATTTCACGTCCTGCAATTATCCTTATAATAGTATATATTCGTTCCTCAATATTTCGCCAATGTTCTTGAAAATGATAATGCGTGGGTCTATACAAATAGAGCCATACGTTGATAAGCTGGTTTTCTGGATCATATGAAACTTCCGTTTTCTGTATCGTCGGATAATCTTCTTTTAGAATGGAAATCTGATCTCGAATTTCTTCCAGGCTGGCAACAGCTATCTCTTCCTGAATTAATTGCTTTAAATTCACCTTTTTAGCTCTCTTTTTAGCTCTTCTTGAATGATCTTTTCTAGCTTGCTGGCTGGCTTCATGTCGGTGATGCTGACTTCGATCTCTCTGTCGTGCAGCCGAACGGAGACAGGATTAAATATATGATTTGGATCTGGATCTTCTAGGAGAGTGCCAATGGTACTCTTGTTGAAATTTGCATATTCTGGACGTATCTTGACCAGATCTCCTTTTTTGGGTACCCAGGAAAGCTTGATACCTGTGGTCTTGGCATCAGAGGCAAGCATAAAAAGCAGATCTGCTTCCTGGAGATCTGCTCCCCGAAGGCTCGCTTCCGGCATATATACTCCCTGGAGATCTGCTTCCCGGAGGTTTGCTTCTGAGAGATCTGCTTGATAGAGATCTGCCCCCTGGAGGCTCGCTCCCTGAAGGTTTGCTCCATAGAAGCTCGCCTTTTGGAGATCTGCTTCCCGAAGGTTTGCTTCTCGGAGATTTGCCCCCCGGAGGTTTGCTCCCCGGAGGCTCGCTTCTGCCAAGCTCTTGCCAGCACGAACAGCAGCGATGATTTCTTCTCTTGTCATGTTATTTTTTTCCCATATGCGCTTGCCATTTTTGTTTGCCACCAGCAATCTTCATAATTCCATCAATGGGAATTCCGGGATCCAAAGGATCTGTATCGCGCAATGCACTATAAGAAGGCTGACTATCGGCACTAGATACAGGCGCTACACCCTCGAAGACACCCGCATATGCTTCATTGCCTATCTTATCTATTAATCTTTTTTTTGCTTCCGTGAGCCTAGGCTTAGGCATAGGTGTAGTTTCCTGTTCCTCCTCTTTTGAAGGAATCAATATTTCTCGTTTTTGTTCAGATAAAACAAAGCCCTGATGCATGCTCCTTGCGGTCTCCGTTATAATCTTTTGAAGAAAACCGCCTTCTAGAAGGGCGTCTCTAAGAACTTCTTCAATTAATGGTCTTAAATATGTTTTAAATTCTGAACGTTTCATTTTAATCTCAAAAATACATCTTGCTCTAGTTTCTGAAATTGCCTGCATGCTTCTGAAAGCTGTTCTAGAGCTTTAGCTGTAGATTTCTTATCGCCTTTTTCACAATGAACTAACACCATGTCTGCTCGTTCGTGAATATCAGAAACAGCAGACAAGATTTCACTTGGCAAAATCGACTTCTGATCGTTTTCAAATACTTTTGTTGTTTCTTCCTGAATTAATTGCCTTAAGTTCATCCCTTTAGCTCCCTTTTTTTATCTCTCCTGTGCCCGTTGTTCTAATTTCTGTTTTTGAAACATTCTCTTCCTGCGCATATGTGCCTTGTGTCTTACTTCTGAAGGTTTCTGGTAGAACCTACGCTCTTCCAGTTCTTCAAAAATGTTTTCTTTTCTCATTTGTCGCCTAAATCTACGCATGATGCTATCTGAATCTTCATCTCTATATCTTTGTTCAATTCTAATATTTATGCTCATTTCAATCTCCCGCCATCAAAGTTCGCCAGGCCCCGGCGATACCATAGACATCTTCCCGATCAAGCCACCCCTGTTTCACCAAAAAGGAAAGAAGCTCTGCCGCCGTAGCGTTACGAAACATTCCAAGATAAGATTTTAGCCAATCCGCCTTGGTGATTTCAAGTTCGTTTAAAGTGGTTTTTGCAGTTTCCGAAGTTTGATCTGCCCGCAGCCGCCTCGTCGGAGTCGCCGCACGAGGCTTTAAAGTGGTTTTTGCAGTTTCCGAAGTTTGATCTGCTACCGCAGTTGATTCAATAGGCTCAATAGCATCCCGATTTACAAATATTCTACCCTGTCCGCCATCAAGAAGAACATAATATTGATTAACTGGCACGTATCTATCAATCTTGCCACTACCAACTATCCTATTAATATTAACCTTGGTACCAGGAGGAAGAACCTTAATGGCAGCCTTGGCAACCCTGGGGAGGTCTGCTTCTGTTAGAGCCTTTTCCAGTTCTTCCTGGATAATTTTAGACACCTCTTTCATTCCAATCTCCTTTATCAATCATCATCAGCATGCGCCATTGGCATATCGGGTATTACCTTATTGTTTTTAATCATGGCGTTACGCACAGAATTCTCCATCATGTAAGCTATTTTAAGCACTTGACTATCATAATAGCCTTCTTGTTGAAGCTGCTGGACCATTTCCAGAGCTTTATTGTGCATTTCCACCGTTTGCCTGTAGGTTGGCTCCCTGCGATCCGCACCAAAATAATTCTCAAAAATCTTATGCACTTCTTCTTGAATTAGTTTCTTCCATGTGGGCTTTGTTGATTTGACCATGATTGTTATCCCTCCAAAATCTTTAACATTAACCTATTAAGTCTATCTGATTTGGTGAAATTCCCGCGAATATTTCTAATCATGCTCTCTGTAACCATTTGAGGCTTAAGAAAGGCTCCTGGAGTGCTAGGCTCGTGAACAACATCAAAACAAATAAGCTCTAGACTTTCTTCTACCATAGAAACGCCACCTTCCTCTTTTAGAGTTCCAAGGGATCTTGAAGAGATGCCTAGCTGGATTTTATCTTCACAAAGAGCACGTAAGGTCTTGCCATTGGGCGTAGAAAGAATCTTTAATGTTCCCATCACGTTCTTTCCATCCCACCAGAGACGTGTAACCACATGAGAAGCTTCCTTAAGCTCTACAACTTCAGAATCCGGATGATCCAAAGCACCTACTGCCCTGTGTTCCCGTACCAACTTCTCATAAGCATCTATTTCGCGCTTCAGGGTCTTATAAGGATAGACTCTGTGATTGCCATTTTCTATATCCGCAGCTTGTAGAATTCCAGTAAGATAATAAGCTCCGTGACCTATATCGCGTTTTTCCTCTTCTGTAAGCAGATCTTTGCAGACTCCCCCTGGACACAAAGCAAAATACTCACGAAGCAGAAATTTGTTCACAGCATTCATAGCTCTATCCTATCCTCCGATATCCAAATACCATTCCATTGAGATTTTAACTGAATAGCCAGTCTTATTTTTCCTTTTTCTATGATCGGCAATACATTAGCAATTACAGAAGGCAACCATTTACCATTAGTTGCTTGCCATAGAATCTTTCTGCCAATAAAAGAACGAAGCCTGCTGTGCATCTTGTTTAGCATGATTCGCGTTTGTTCAGAAGAAGCCCTCTGTTGCCGGGCATCTTTTAGATCTTCAATAGCTCTTAAAAATTTTGTGTTTCTGATATTAAACATCCTCTGTAGGTCTGCCTCCTTTTTTCCCCAAGCGCATACGATATTTAATACACTCCTTGTGTGGCACATACTCAGGATAGTTATCCCCTATCCATTCATGTGCAGCTTTCATATCACGAACAAGTCTTAGTTTTGCTTCTTTGCTCATGCGCTCTTCTTTGGCTCGCTCAATGCCTTTTTCCAAAATATTAAGATAATTGTAGAAGATACGAAGCTTTTGATGCTCTTTGGCTTTCTTCTCTGTTTCGGTCTCTTCTTTCCCTTTGCTCTCTTTTTCCGCCTCTGCAAAGACTGCTTCTGTTTCTTCCTGAATTAGCTGCTTTAGGTTCATTTTTTGATTCCTCGTGTTTTTAGCTCTCTTTTTAGCTCTTCTTGAATGATCTCTTCTAGCCTGCTGGCTGGCTTCATACAAGTGATGCTGAGCTTGATTTGTTCATCGCGGATCCGAACAGAAACAGGATCAAATATATGATCTGGGTTTGGATCTTCTAGGAGGATGCCAAGGGTATTCTTCCTTGCTCTTGGATAATCTGAATATGCCTTGACCAGATCTCCCTTTTTGGGAAACCAAGAAAGCTTGATACCAGTGGTCTTAGCTTTCTGAGCAGACACAAAAAACAGATCTGCTTCCTGAAAATCTGCTCCCTGAAGGTTTGCTCCCGAGAGGTTTGCTCTCCGGAGATCTGCTCCCTGGAGGCTTGCTCCTTCAAGGTTTGCTCTATAGAGATCTACTTCTTGAAAGTTCGCTCCACGGAGATCTGCTCTCCGAAGATCTGCCCCCACTAGACTCTTGCCAACACGAACAGCAGCGATAATTTCTTCTCTTGTCATCTCTTTAGCTCCTTTTTTAGCTCTTCTTGAATGATCTTATCTAGCCTGCTGGCTGGCTTCATACGACCAATACCATAACGTATTGTTCTGCCCTGTATTTGAACGGGAATAGAATCAAATATGTAATCTGGATTTGGATCGCCCAAAAGAACGCCAGGAACATCTTTTGTTATGCCGCCTCCAACAGTGAACTGTATTTTAACCAGATCTCCTTTTTTGGGAATCCAGGAAAGCCTAATACCTGCGGTCTTAGCACCTTCAGCATACATAAAAAGCAAATTAGCTCCCCGAAGGTCTGCTCCCCGAAGATCTGCTTCTCGAAGATTCGTTCCTAGAAGATTCGCCTCTTGCAGGTTTGCTCCCTGAAGATCGGCTCCTTGAAGATTGGCTGCCCGAAAGTTTATTCCCCGAAGGTCGGCTCCTTGAAGATTAATTCTCTGAAGATTTACCTTCAGAAAGCTCTTGCCAGCCCGGATAGCGGCAATAATTTCTTCTCTTGTCATCTCTTTAGCTCCCTTTTTAGTTCCTCTTGAATAACTTCTTCTAGCCTGCTGGCTGGCTTCATATGGGTGATGCTGAGCTTAGTTTCTTCATCGCGGATCCGAACAGAGACAGGATCAAATATATAATCTGGATCTGGATCTTCTAGAAGGATGCCGAGAACACTCGACCTCGACCTTGGATAATCTGGATACACCCTGACCAGATCTCCCTTCTTGGGAACCCAAGAGAGCTTGATGCCTGTGGTCTTGGCTTTATAGGCAGACATAAGAAACAGATCTGCTTCCTGAAAGTTGGCTCTCCGAAGATCTGCTCCCTGGAGATCTGCTCTCTGAAGGTTTGCTCTCTGGAGGCTTGCTCTCCGGAGGTTTGCTCCATAGAGATCTGCTTCCCAGAGGCTCGCTCCCTGGAGATTTGCTTCTTGGAGGTTTGCTTCCAGGAGGTTTGCTCCCTGAAGGTTTGCTCCTCGAAGATCTGCTCTCGCCAGGCTCTTGCCAACCTGGACAGCAGCGATAATTTCTTCTCTTGTCATCTCTTTAGCTCTTTTCTTAGCTTTTTCTGTTCAGCCAAGCTCAACCAGCTAGCTGGTTTCATATAAGTAATGCTGAATTTTTTTATTTTATCACACGTTTGCACAGAGACAGGATCAAATATATAATCTAGATCTGGATCCTCTAGGAGGATGCCGCCAATATCATCTATCGCATACAACTTGACCAGATCTCCTTTTTTTGGAATCCAGGAAAGCTCGATATCAGTAGTCCTAGCGCCAGAGGCGCGCATAATAAATGTATTTGCTCCTCGAAGATCTACTCTCTGAAGACTAGCCATACTAAGATCTGCATTCTGAAAATCTATATCTTGGAGGTTTGCTCCTCGGAGATCTGCTTGCACCAGGCTCTTGCCAGCATGAACAGCAGCGATGATTTCTTTTCTTGTCATGACGTTTCTCCTGCGTGGCTCACCCACGCGCGCGCTCGCTTCCTTTACAACAACGAGCAACGGGACGTAGCATCCAGCGCCCAGATACATACAGAAAGTTAGTCTTCCTCATTCCTTACCTCGCTCGTCTTCCTCTCGGAAGAACAACTAAATCTTATCCCTTTATCATCCACAAGTTGACAAAGAAAATAAGAAGTTCCTGAGCTTATCGCGGCAAACATAAAAACATTAGCTAACGATAGCTCTACAGTAAATAGTTTCGTACCCTGCATTGAACAAAAAACAAAGATACCAACCAAGAAGCCTATACACATGGTACAGTGAACATAATATTTTAATACTTTATGTATTTTTTCTCTGTATCTTCCGAAACTTAACTTTTTGGGAACAGAAGTTCTCAATCCCTCAAAGATCTTACCATAAACTAATATTTGTGTTATGCCGTAACACGCAAGAACAAAAAGAACAAAGGCAAACATACTACCTCCCTAGTTCCTTTTTTAGCTCTTCCTGGATGATCTCTTCTAGCCTGCTGGCTGGCTTCATGTCGGTGATGCTGATCTTAATTTCCTTGTCACGCAGCCGAACAGAGACAGGATCAAACATACGATCTGGATCTGGATCTTCCAGGAGAATGCCGAGAACCATTCCGTCTAATTTTGCATACGTCTTAATCGAATCTCCTTTCTTAGGAACCCAGGAAAGCTTGATGCCTGTGGTTTTAGCACCCTTAGCATCCATATAAAATATATTCGCTCCTCGAAGATCGGCTTCGTGGAGATTCGCTTTCACAAGACTCGCTTTTCGAAGGTCCGCTTTTCGAAGATCAGCTTCGTGGAGATCTGCTTTTAAAAGTTGTGCCCTCCGAAAGTCTGTTTCCTGAAGATTTGCTTCCCGAAAATTTACCCGCTGAAGCGCTGCACTCCAGAAGTTAGCCCTCTGAAGATTCGCTTTTTGGAAATTCGCTTCTTGAAGATATGCCTTCCGAAAGTCTGCTTCCTGGAGATCTGCTCCTGCCAAGCTCTTGCCAGCACGGACAGCAGCGATGATTTCTTCTCTTGTTATCTCTTTAGCTCCTTTTTTTAGTTCTTCCTGTATTTTTTGTAGCAGGCCGCGAACAAAATATTTACCAGCTTTTTTTAGAGCATTAATAGTAGGCGTTCCATTAGATTTAAACACCTTAGATAAGTTACTCTGCACCCAGGCATCAGATTTAGGATCTTTCTGTCCAACATCCTTCATGGCAATATCTATACGACAATCATCCTTTGGATTTTTGGGTGTCAGTTTTTCTGGCGGGGTATACAACGTATCAAGCTGTTGCTTTTTAACATCCGATCTGTTATCGGCATAATAATTCCATATTTTCTTTGCATACTTCGTAACGCTGGTTCTGTCCGACATTAATCCACCAGCATACTTAGTAGCAAATTCTAGAGCCACATCATAAAGCAAAGGCCCCCAACCATGATTAGCCTGAGCAAAGACCACCTCCATAGCGCCTAGGCAAGGCCCTGTTCCGCGACTTGAACTCTCTATGTTCACTACGCCCACCGGGTCATCTTTCAGGCGTTTTGGTATTTTTGCACGATAATTATCTGGTAGTCTGTAACCAGTGCCTTTATCATTAATATAATACTCTATTATGTAGCCCGTCAGATGCCCTCCTTGTCCTGTTGTCGCCCAAAGATGAATCGTTACTTCTTGCCCTGGATTTCTTTTTTCCCAGTCTAGAATATCAGCCAAACCTTTTGCTGATTCCTGCAAAAGGAAAGCCTCCCAAAGATGTTGACTTAATTTTTGCACTGCTTTATCCCCAATTACTTCCCGCAACAGAACCAATCGGATAACGACGCAATTTACCCGTTGGCAGCGTCCCTTTGACCTCCGCTTGTGGTACTTCCCCTAGTTCTGTCGAATGCTCTTGATCTGGTTCCAATAATCGCTCTTCTTCTTGGTCCTCTATGGCCTGCATATACTCAAACACCGGCTTTTCCTCTTCTAAGAACTTCGCTATAGCAAAAAGCATAATATCGCTAGCTTTTCCACCTATTTGAGATTCTGGATAAACCGTCTCTAAGACTGCATGCACGTTGCCACCCTTGACCATTTCTGGATAGATAAGCCCTTTCTTAATAAAATATGCAAAAAGTCTGTTTTGCGCATCATATATATGATCGCCAAACTCGCTCTTAGGCCACGTAATCACCTTCATCTCGGAAGGTTTAAGCACAATATCTATTTCCGGATGATCATGAATAAATATGCTACCATCTATCATGGTCCTGGCATTGAGCTTCATAGTCAGCTTAGGCTCGTCAGAAGCCAGTACTGATTTTTTGACAGCATCCCCTATTTTAACTTTAATCATTTTTTTCTATCTCCCGAACAAGCTCTTGAACCTGAAGCACTTGCTTGATCATGTTCTCGGATATGGGCATTTTAACATAAGATGCCAAAAGTTCCTGAACTTTTTTCAGGTTTTCAGAGACAACGGCATTGTTTTTTATATCTTGTCGCATCGTGGCTTTAACAAGCTCAGTTTTGAGTCTTCCAAGCTCTTCATTCAAAAAAAGCTTTAGTCCCGCTCCGTTCATTTCAGAAGAAAGAATAAATTCGTTTAACAGTTTTTTCTGTTCCGGCATTAACGATTTATCATATGCCTCGTTGAATCTTTCCACGAAAAGCTTATATTCTAGGCCGTCTAAAGATCTTTCATGTTTTTGCTTCGTCTCTTGAAGCTTCTTTTTCATGCTGCTAAGTATAACTTCTTCCAAAACAATTCTCTGTTCTGGATCGGTTTTCTCATGAAACAGTTGTGCTATAGTCGCTAAAGATTTATATTCAGGTACATACACAAAGAAAGCTCTTCTTCCCAATAATGAAGATAACCTATTAACAAGCTGACTTTGTTCACCAAAGAGCTTCCTTTCATTAATATTTTTACGCATAGCGAGCGTTTCCTTAAGTAATCTTTCGGCAAACCTTGATGATAGGTCTTTCTGTCTAAGCAAGGCACGATAAAGCTTAAGCTCTTTACCAAGCTCCGTACCAAAAGCAAAGCTTTCTTGAACCGTATCTTTGAGCGCAGCAACAAGATCTCCATTTTTATCCAGCGATGCCTGTGTTATTCCCCGCACAAGTACTTCAAACAAAAATCCTGTATTTCTTTTCTTGTTGTGAATAAATTTAGTTTTCATCCTTTTTGCTCTCCTCCTGCTGGTTTTCCGGTGGAACCGTAGGAATTTCCTCTCTTAGGCCCCTGTCTAGGCTTTCTAAAAGTCTAGAAGTTTCTCGGGATACATTCAGTATCTTTTCTTCTTCTTCGGCTATACCTCTTGCCAAAGTAGATAATTCTTCACGACCTTTGACAACATTGCGTGCAGTAGAACTACCTACCTCACTAGCCCACTGTCCCTTATAATGCCGCAAACGCGCACCCATAGGACGCCGATCTGAAGAAACAGGAACATAAACTTTTCCTTTTGCGCCCGGCGTTACATAGCCGTCCTTGCGTTTGGCAGGAGCAGCAAGAAGAGCAGATTCACCCTCTTCTGGTTCGGACGCAGATTCACCCGCTTCTGGTGCAGCTTCTTCTTCTGTTTCACCAGCAAGCCCGCTCATCTCGTCCGTAATGCCTCCACGACCAGCAGCAGTAACCATGGCTTCAGCCCTAGCTTCAGCCGTACCAGCAATAACTTCCCATTCAGCTTCCAGCTTCTTATCCACAAAAATCTCCCGCTGATTTCTCTGAAAATCTTCTTCGCTCATGCCAAAAAGATTAACAGCTAACCAGCGTTTGCTAAACATGCCTTCGGGAATACTAGTAGCTACTGAAAACTTAGTACGCCAGTACTCTAATTCCTGAAGTTCAGCCAGCTTACTAGGATTATTAAGAAGAAGCTCGAAACTAAGAAGATCAGTCTTCTTAAAACCCAAAGTATATAAATGAACAATAGCTATTTTTGTTAGCTCCGCAACCACTGCTCGTTGAATACGCTGAACCGTTCGAGCATGAAAAATATCCTTCTGAGCCAGAGTGGTCTTATCCTCCTCGCCGCCTCCTTCAGAACGAACAAGATAGGCAGGAGGAATCTTAATAGCTGTAACCATCTTATCGCGCAGATATTTTACATCTTCTGTAGCTTCTACATATTTGCCGCCGCTCAAAGTATCAATTTTGCTGGCACTAGCACCACCGCGCACAGGAAGAAAATAATCTTCTTCAATGCTGTGAGGCGAATATCTCAAATCAATACGTCCTGTATCTGGATCAACAATGGAAGTACGTTTCATGGTGGTCATAACACGCTGCATATATTCTTCTACATCATTAGGATTAATACCACCAACATCGATATAAAAAACTCTTCGTTCTGGAGCGCGCACAAGACGATACGCAATCATCGCATCTTCCATTAAAGAAAGCTGTCTCCAGATTCTTCGCGCCGGATCTAAAAAGCTTTGTCCATAGGGAGCATAGCGATCCTGTCCCAGCAATCTAAAATGTGCTATTTGCCAGTTCTCAAACGTGATTCCGCCAGTATTCCACTGGAACTGAACATAATTAGGATTCGTTCTATCTTCACCCTCCAGCCTTTCTACCTCTTGCGAAGGAAGACCAATAACACTCTGTATACCGCGTTTTTCATCCACATCTAAATAAAGAAACATATCACCAAATTTTAATAGGTTCCTGGTCCAACCAAACAGATTGGCTTCAATATTAAGAAGATCATAAAAAAGTGTTCTAAGCACCGTCTTTATTTCTTCGTTCACACATTTAATATTAAGCAAGGGCTGAAGACTGTTGCACGTTGTTACTTCATCCGCCACCAGATCTAGTGCGGCAGAAAGATAAACCTCATATTCCATTTGTTCAAAATCAACATATCTTTGCGCTCTGTTTTGATTAGCAAGATAGTGGCTCTGAAGGTGTTCTAACGGTGAATAATCCGAACGCTTAAATGCCTTACCAGAAGCAGAAGTAAATTTATATTTATCTAATTGTCTTCGCTTAAGTTGCTGATATGTTTGTCTTCGATAATCTGCCAGGGGACCAGAAAATAATCTTGTCAATGCTCCAAAGAGTGTAGATTCTGGATTTTTTGGATTTCTAATTGGTGAAGCCATGCTCTTTATTTACCTCTACTTTCTGTATCCCCAAACTGGCAGTGTCGAACCTAGTTCATTTTCAATTCTTTCCTGAAAATGATTCTGCCAATAAGCTTTATCTTGCTTGTGACCTAGCATGCCCGACACCCTCGTATCTAGAACATTGGTACTCTTTATTATCGCATTTATAAATGCCTTGTTGTATTCTGCCACTCTGGAAGCCTCTACGATCACTTCGTCTCTAATCCAGCAAAGAACAGCAAGAGACATGACAAGATCATCATTATAATGAGCCAAGCTCTCTGGTCTTCCATTGTTCCACACAAATGTATCCAACTCCGATACCAACCTCTTTGAATAACTAGTCACAGTCCGATGTCTAATCATTTCTTCAAGTTTAGCTATAATTAGCGGTCTGGTCTTCACAGAGGTTGTAAACCCAGGAAGCCAGTCTTCTTGATATTCTACCATAAGCGGATCTATATATTTCAAAGTAGAACCTTTGGCAGCATAAAAAAGAACGGGATATTTAAATTCTAATAATTTTTTTGCTACATGATAGCCCATGTTATTGATCTCTAGAGCCAGCATTGCATTGTTATATTCTTTGCCAAGAGTGTTAATAAATTCAGCAAAAACATCAAGATCGGGTTTTCCTTGATATTCTGCAACAATAGTCATATCTTTGAGCTTTGCCATGTGACCCGCTGTGTAATCCTTACCATCGCCCCTTGCCACGTCGGCACAAAAAAGATATTTTTCCCCTATTATAGGCTCTTCCCAGATCCATAAATTCCTATCAAATCCAATACGAAATTTAGGATCTTTGGTACCTTCTCTCATTCGCAAAATGTCAACAGGATCAATAACAGTCTCTCCGGACATACTAAAGCTACACATAAGCTCCTGTGCAACTTGTCTCGGCGACATATTCTTGGTTTCTTGATTAAACCAAGCTTGATCTCGTTCTGGATGAATATCCCAGAGCAACTTAATGGGATGAAAATCGTTTTGTCCTGCTTCTGCGTTTGTATAGGTTTTGTGATAAAATGTTCCAACACCACTAGGCGTAGAAATCATAATACATCTACCACCTGTTGATAACGTACTATACAAACCTGACCATAGTTCCTCTAGACCCTCCACAAAGGCAGCCTCATCAACTACCAAAAGCGACAGAGCTTCAGATCGTCCAGTATCTCCGGATGTCGCAACAGCCTTGATTAACGAGCCATTAGAAAGCTCAAAAGAGGTCCGGTTATCAACAGTAATACGTGCTATACGAACCCAGGAAGGCAAATGCTTAATAATGGTCTTAACTTTACGAACAAAACCAGCAGCAACCTCCAGTTTGGTAGCCACTGCCAACACAGATTTTTCTTTATAATACTGAATAAGCCAAGCTGCATAAGCCGCCGTTGTCCAAGTAACTCCAAGTTGCCTGGCTTTCAACACCACATTAAAACGATAATTATTATAATCTTGAAGCAATCCGGCTTGGAATGGATAAGTATGAAACGGAATCAGTCCACGAATAGGATGTGATATTTTAGCATAATTATAAGTAAAATAATTAGGATCTCGACCACACTGCAATATCTCGCGGGCTGCCTCATCTCGGGTGACGGTTAGACCTCTAGACATCTACATCACCGTCACGCTGTTTGAGGAATAAAGAGAGCTTACTTTATCTTTTTTTTTTGACTTTTTGAAGGGTGTTGAATTTCCACAAGACCCAGTTCAGCATCTATGCTAGAGAAAACATCTTCTTTTAGAACTTTGTCCTTTTTCGGTTTTTCATTGGCGTTTTTGGCACGCTGTACATTGTCTGGCTTATTTTCTGTAGCCTTATCTTTGCCCAGCATCAAAAAAGTTCTAAATGCCTTATCTAATCTATCTTTAGACTCTTCACCAACATTCTCTACAGTATTTAGACCACCAATAGTAAAAGTTTGTGTAGCTCGTACAAGTGAACGTAGCCGCGATATCGGTTCAACAAAAATATCTGGTTCGCCAGCATCGGTCAGCGTAAGAGTTTCCCCGGTAACATCTTTATATTCACTTTTAATAAAGCTGACAGCCTTGCGTAAATACCCTTTAATATCTGTCTCAAAATCTTTTCTGTGCAAATCCCGAAGCAGAAGTTCGCTATTATATGTTACAATTAGCTGCTTTCCTGTAATCTTACAATTAAATCCGTCAATGATGCGCGTATCCGTAATGGGCACTTCTTCATCTCTAGCCAATCCAATGTTTACACGCTTACCTTCTTTATCTATTGCCCCGTCATGCTTATTAGCTAGTGCTTGTGAAATTCCTTGTATAATTGATAAAACGTCAGCCATTACATCTTCTCCTAAAGAGCGGTCATCTCCTTTTGCATTGTTTTAAGCATTTCAGAAACGGTTGCAGAGACTTCTGTTGCATCTTTTGCCACACGAACGTCAATAAACTGTCCATCTTTCATAAGCCCTACGCTTAAGCCCTCTGAACTGGGACGGATGCGGATATCCCATCGGTGTCCTTGTGCAGCCTCGTCAAGTCTATCCTGAGTCTTACGTATATAATGTTCGTGGACCTCTTCTGCGACGATTCTTCTTATCTCACCCTTGGTCATTTTAAGCTTCATGACTCTATCTCCGTTATCTATCTGCTTTGTGTTTTACATAACATCGAAAACACATATTGTGCTTATAATAATATAAAACATCACGAGCATCCAGCACATATCTGCCACACACATCACACGGCTGATTGCTCTCTCTTGTAAGTAGTTTATTTGCTATTAAAACGCCCTCTCCTATTGCAGTCTGTTCTCGATTTTGACTCTTCAGATATTCTCTGTCTTTTTGTACTCGATTAGCTAGCTGTTGTTTAAAAGTTTGTTCTTTTTCTTCCGACCAGCCTCTAATTGGATTTTGAATTGCTTTATCACCATATCTACGCTTTATGGCACTTTCAAGTGCTGCAATCATTGTCCAATCTGTTTCTAATACGTTCATAGCAAAAGCACCAAAACGGCAGCAGTCGTTATTCCCGTTGCAAAACCTCCTAGTCCCCACCAAAACCAACCACCACTAGAAGGCGCATCGATTGCAATAGTCTGTAAACGATCAATCTCTTTTTGTTGAATGCCCAGGCGCTCTTCGCAAAGCGCCTTTTGAGAAGATAAACTTACCTGTAGCTGCTGCGATTCGGATTTGTACTTCGCCTCCAGAAGAGCTAGTTTATATTGATAATCCAGAGCCAGATGTTTTACTGCAAACTCATTCTGTGACAACATTGCTGCCATCGCTGTCGGCGAAAGAAGCACACCCTCAAAAGGAGCACGCACGTCTTTGTCAAGGAGCGTAAATTTTCCTTCTTCTAGGGTTGTTACCAATCCAACTTCTGAGAAATCGGGAATTTCAATATTCAATTCCGCAAAAACAAGAACTGGATGCAATATGACAAAGATCATTACAATAAGCTTGGCAAATACACTCATGATGTTGGTTCTCCCGCAACCGCAGAAACATACTTCAATCCATAACGCTCTTTTAATATCTGTTTCAATCTCTCAGGATTCTCATAATAATCAGAAACATATTCTTTTATTTTCTCGTGTTCTTCTTTAATGAGTTCCAATTTATCTTCTGAATATTTTTTGGTAAGCTGATCAATAACCTTCAGATATTCTTCTTCAATCTTTTGCCTCTTGCTTTTTTCCTCTTCTAAGGATTTATTAATAGCAGCTATCTGAGCAGAATAGCTATCTTTGCTAGTCGTCAATATTTGAGACAAATTGGTGATCTTCCTGTGATACACATAATAGAGAACAGCGGCATAAATCAACATTATCGGAATATACCAATATGCTTTACACCAAACCCAAACTTTGGCTATTTGAGATTTAAAAAGTATCCAAGACATAATTATCTCCCTGCTTTTTTCCAGGCTACCGCCAAATCAACAAGAGCAAGAGAGCCCACGTAGACAAGGGCCAAAGTAAGCCATTCGTCCCCAGAAAGCGTTTTCTGAAAGAAGGCTACTGTACCCACTACAAACACAAGCAACTTACGACTTACTAAATTTTGCTGAATTTTATCTAAGATACCTGGCTGATCGGGGGCCTCTTTGGTACCAGCACTGGAAGATGATGTGTTTTCGGTTTCCATGCTTCTTCTCTCCTCTGTCATCTAAATAGATTACTAAAAGAGAAAACTACACAGAAACGTGCGCATATCCTTTCTTTTTCATAATGTCTATTGTATCATCTACAACATCCTTAAGAGAATCGATATGACTGATCAAAAACACAAGTTTAAATCTGCTGCGAATCATCTCTAACATTCTAGTAAATCCTTCCATGGTCTCGGCATCTAGTTCTGTCGCAGGTTCATCTAAGATAAAAAGATCATAAGAAGGAAGAGTACTAATTTTTGTCAACCCTAGTCTAATTGCCATGGCAGCTATGGCTTTCTCGCTTCCACTACCCATTTCAATAGGTCTGGCCTCGTGCTTGGGATGCCGAATAAAAATATCCAGCTTGTTTCCATCGTCCTCAAAAAACACTTCAAAGTTAACTACACCAGCTAATACTTGAGCTATTTCTTGATTAACAACGGGCAGCTTTTGACGTATAATATCATAACTAATGCCATTAGAGTGCATACAACGTTGCAATAAATCATAAGCAGCATACTTATCGCTCAAAGCAAGATATTCGCTTCTGGCTATTTCTGCCGCATGATGTTCCTGTTCCAAAGCCCCATGAGCTTTGATTATCTCTAATAACCTTTGATTTGCTAGCTCTGCTTCCTCTTTTTGAGCAACTTGTTGTTCCTTATAAATCCGCTGCTTCTGTAACAATTCATCTAGACCTTCAATAATGTTACGCTTAGCTGCATATTCTGCCACCTGTCGTTCTAAATCTGCTATAGCAGCATCTAGTTTAGCTTTGCTAGTCTCTAGTTTCTGAATGTCCAATTTTAAAACAGAAAGCTTAGTATCAGTAGATTGTTTTTTCTGAATAATGGTCTCATATTTATCTAAGTAACTTTTAATCTTTATAGGTTCTAGAGCATTTAATTGCTGACATATCAAATCTCGCTTTTCTTGCGCCCTTTGTTGCTCTTGTTTCTGTGTCTGCAAAAATGTTTTTGCTTGTCTAGCATCACAAACAAATTTACAATGCCACAGCTTAGGTCCACAGGGAACAGAGCGTAACAAAGATGCCTTTTGCTCCGCAGTAACAATAGCCGTCTCCTGAAGCACCAGATTATGTTCCGCAACTTGCAATTGTTGCTCTAGTTCATTAACGGATTTATTATCTGTTTGTAGTTTGCTTAGATCCAACATGGCAAGAAAATGTTCGCTCTTGATGACGTACTCTTCTAGAGCATGTTGTTGTATTTGCAAAAGCTCTTGTTGCTCCCGTTCTCTACTGCGCTGCTCACAAGCAGCCGTAAGCTGCTCTTGTGCTTTTTTGATATCAACAATTTCCGCAGGAATCTGAAGCAAAGATTTTTGAAGAGAATCAAGTTGTTCTGCCGTCTGTTCTAAAGTATTTTGAATCGTAGAACATGTTTGCTTTTGCAACGCAATCTGCTGTTCATTATAAGCTAGACGCCTAACAACGTCTCGCAGTAAAGCTGCATAATCTGTACCTTCGAGTTTTTTAAGCACCCCCTTGATTTCTGCCGCATCTTCCTTCGCTAATTTAAACTTCTTGTCAAAAAGCTCCAAATCTAGGAACTTTGCCAAGATTTCTTTACGTCGTGTAGATCCCTCCAACAAATAAATAAGCGCTCCATGCTGAGCAGACAGATTGGTTAACAGAAAATCTTCAACAGTTCCAAAATACTTACGAATATTCTTATCTGTTTCGTTGCGCTCCTGTCCGTTAAGAGAAAACTTCTCGCCAGTTACAGCATCAATATAGAAAAAATCTACATCCGTTTTTGCCTCTAAGGTTTCCACGCCATAAAGCTTTTTAGTATATTTCGTACTAACACGATAAATTGTATATTCCTTACCGTCAGCTTCAATAATAACCCTGCCCCAGCCTTGATCAGCATGTTGATTAATGACATGTAGATTTTTACGATTGCCCTTGGAAGTAGCATTAAACAGCGTATATAAAAGACAATCAACACCTGCGGAAGTCTTTCCTGAACGGTTGGCACCTAAAATACCAACAATATCATGTAAATTAGTAAAATCAATGCAATTATATTCACCGTAATTGAACAAATAGCCCCACTCCAGGCGTTTAAGCTTCCAGTGTACTCCGCGTTGAATCTCGTCTTCCGAAACTAGAACTGTAGCGTTGTACTTTCTATTAAGCTCCAATGTCGCTTCCAAGACTGCTTCGGGAGGGCAAGATTCAACCAAATATTCACGAATTAGTCGTTCCTGTATAGCAACATCACGTAAATTTAAACTATCGTCTTGTAATTGCAGTTCGCTTCTGATACCGGCAGCACGATTTAAAAAGATAACACTCTCTGGTTTCCATTTTGCACGAGCAATATTAATCGTTTCTCTAAGAACGTTGGTAGCTACATGATGTTCACTAATAAGTCGCAAATGACAATCTTCTGGTACAGAAAGACTCTCCGGCAAGGCTCCAGAGGAAGCTAACATAACAGTAACAAAAGGTCTAGGATTTTCTAGAGCAACAAAACGAACACCAAATCTCTCTTTATCTAAGATATCCCAAACAAGAAAGCCTTTAGTAACATCTTCGGCAAATGATTGTTGAATCATGGATCCGGCATAGCGAAACCTTCCTTGTTCATCGGCAAATTGATTACAGGTATGTAAATCTCCCAAAAATCCATAATCACAACCAACAAAAGCAGCTAGTTCTGCGCCTCTTTCTAAAGTCCAGCCAAGATCAGTCTTACAGCCCTTCACGCCGCCATGATAGAGAGCAATATTGACCCTCTTCGGATCTGTTGGTTGCTGCCATTTGTCAACATCTAAAATAGAATAAACATTAAAAGCAAAATTCTCGTTTAAAAGCACTTCTCCAGAGAATTTGTGCAATAACGGCTTGGGATTGGTTAGTCGCTCTACAATGGGCGTTATTGCATCTAGGCGCTCCACACTTCGTACAGAAAGATCATGATTACCAAGAATTATGTGCGTTTCTGTACAAGATGCCAGATTCGTCAAAAATTCACTCACAAGCTGCACGCTCTCAGGAGAAAGCTGAAGCTTAGAATGACCTATATCTCCAGTAACCACAATAATATCCGGCTCTAGACATTTTAATTGTTCATATAGCTGCTGAAAAACAGTACGATATTCTTTATGATATTTTAATATACGACAGTGTATATCAGAAACATGAACAAATCTCATTAAGCTTCCTGCAACATCCTATAAAGATAGCTATCACTGGTCATGCGAACAGCTTCCTGTTTCCTTTTTTGAAACTCTTCATGATTCATGGCTCCCACGTCTCGATAATCACGTATATCTATTTTGAAAAGCTCCACGTCATGTTCCATGAGCTTTTTGATAATCTTCATAGCTTTGGCATTAGCATCAGGATCAAGGGCAATATAAATCGGTGTATCATGCAGCACGATCTGAGAAAACAAATATGAAGCATCATTTAGCGAAGACCCTAAAATAGGAATGGCATTGCCCGCCTTAATAGCATCAAAAGCACCCTCCACCAATATTACATCCTCGGTCCAAGAAATACCAAGCTCATTAAATATAATGGGTTCTTTAGCCAAAGTTGGATTCTTATATTTTTGTTGACACGAATTTGTATAATCTCTAGCTACGAAATAATTCAGCTTACCATGTTTGTCAAAAGATGGAATGATTATTCTTCCAGAATATTCTCCCTCTGCACAGTATCCTATTTTCCTGCGAACAATTTCCGTCATAAAAACGCCCCGATGAAAAAGATAGTTCTTTGCCGATCTAGCAACAAATGATTTGGCTGGCTGAATCAAAGAAACGTATTCAGAAGGAAATCGTAAAGACTGTTCAGGTGTTTCTTCTCTATTCCCTGAAGCAAAAAGCTCTTCAGAAATATCAAGAACCTGCTTGCCAACAAGCTGATCCCATCTCTGCCTGTTAATCATATCACCATAGCGATAGATTAATCTACGAACAGACTTACCGCGAATATCACAAGTCCAACACTTATAATGATCTTTAATGAGATTTACAGAAAGCTTCGGCTTATGATGCTTGCAAGCTGGACAAAAAAAGAGATATTCCTTGCCCTGCTGGCACGAAGAACCAAAAAGACTCTCTAGAATCATCAGACGTTCAGACAAATTATCTATGATATGCTCCTTGTGCCAGCATCCTATATTTACCCTAGCACAGAGGAAGACTCAAATTAACGAAGTTTCTGCTCCCAAAGCTAGCACCAAAGCATCGGCACGATCTGCGGTACCCGGCTGAAAATTACCCTGTTTGGTCTGAGTGTAAGAAAACTCCGGAACGCGCTTCACTATTTCATCGATAATAAATTGTTTAAGCTCTCGCTGTCCTTTGCTATCTTTAGAAAACTTGGGAGGATGAATGCCTATTTTACTCCTGGCAGACCTGGCAGCAATCATTTCCGGAAGGAGCTTGGTGAGATAAAAAACTATTAGACTTACCATGCCATTAAATTTATTGAGCTTTGCTATAGTTTCCGCAGTAGACTTGCCTTTACGAAACATCATGGCTGATTCTTCTATTATTATTTGACTAGGCGGATAACGATCAAACAACACAGCTAAGTGTCCCATGATAGTCATGGCACGTTCTTCAAGCGATAATTTAGAATCTAAAAAAATCGCATCGGAATATACTAACCTTTTATCTTTAGTTACAATTCCGATACCTAGGTGAGTCGTACTAACATCCAGTCCCCAAATCATAAATCTAATACCGCCTTAATTGTAAATTCCCGTTCCTCTGTTTTTTTGATCGGAACAGCTAATTTTGCCCACACTATTACTTTCTTGTTTTCATCATATATTGCCACGCGGCTAATAAATGTTTGCCGTTTAAACGCCGCTTCAGGATCAGGATACACAGAAGCTACAGTATTTTTAATAGCTAATTTACGATCAATATAATCCGAAGAACCTGTTACTGCTAGTCGTTGAGAAGCAGAAACCCATTCCACAAACGTAGGATTGTTGCTATCATTAAGTTCTTGCTTGGGCGCATGACACAACATAGTAAGAGAAGGAATATAATTCGTTCCATCGAAACTCAATAAAAAGCTTGAAGAAGGGACATCAGCCAAAGGCGATATTGAAGCTCCCCACCAAACCCAAGAAGCGGAATAGGGATTGCCTGCTCCCGGCACATTAGGACAATAACCAAAGTTATCAGTATAGCTACTATGCAAAGCCCAAGAGCCTGTCAGCAGAATAAGACCTTCGTTGTATAAGACCACTCCGGCGATACTACCAGAGCCCAGGCTGCCCGATGGACCTGTTTGTATAAGCTCCCCGTTTTCTCGATTATCGTTAAGTTCAGCAAGCAAAGAGCCAGTCAAATACCATTTTAAAGAAACAGAACCTTTTTCTATCGAAGAACCGTAAAAAATAGAAGGAACATGTATAAAAGCTAATCGCTGTTGTGATTTATCACCATATGAAGATGAATAATAATAATGCGGGGATAGAAAACCATAATAGTTTAAGGTATTCTGCAAGGCCACAAGATGTCCAGCTATATCTCTACAATCATCTTCCTGTAGTGAGCCCACAGGAGGCATATGCTCAATGGATATACTAGCAGATAAAGGATAGCTGCCTGTTATAATATCGCCCAAGACATAAAGATCGTTATAGTCATCTGTGTCTACAGTTTTAAAAGCAAATTTACTGCCATTTTTGACAACAAAAGGATAAATCAAAGAATCTGTCGTGCGATCAATATTTTCTTCATAAAGAGATAAATAGCCTGTTGGAACATGTGTAGTGGTAGCTGTATGTGCCCCAGAAATAGCTGTCTGACTGTTATAATAGACATGTCCTTGGTAAATAAAAAATTCACAATAAGGATGAGCTTCTATTCGATTATAAAAAAGATCATTTTGATTAAATTTGTATAACATATAGGCTCCCAATATTTGTTATCTCGTACATCTTCTTAAGTTTGTATTAAAGCTACAAGTCCAGATTGACCAGCCGAACCGGGACTGCCAGAAGGACCAGTACCAGTACCAGCACCACCAGTACCGCCATTTCCTCCAGCGGCACGAATTGCACCACTATTAGAGAGCGTCTGATACACTACAATTAAAGCACCACCACCGCCCCCGCCCCCGCCGCCGCCACCACCAGGATTTCCAACCGGACCGCCGTTGCCGCCGTTGCCTCCATCGCCACCATCTACCTGAATCACGCCGGTTGCGCTAACTACAATATCCCGAGCAACAAATAGGACAACCCCGCCCCCAGTACCACCAGCACCGCCACCACCATAGGTACCACCACCAGCAGTACCACCGCCGCCGCCTGCGCCTCCCCCGCCGCCAACTGGCATCAATATCGAACCAGCACCAACACACGAGCCATTGATGACGCTCACAGCATCGGTCCAGCGTCCGCGAATTGCAGCAGGAGCAATAGCGTTGCCGCCCGTACCGCCAGCACCGCCGCCGCCACCATTGCCGCCGTTGCCACCATCGGAAGCAGCACCACCAGCCCATGCACCTGCCGAATTTGTATAGCCACCGGGGCTACCACCAGCAGCACTAGCCCCTCCTCCGGCACCACCACTCTGCGAACCGCCAAAATAAGCAGAAGCTAGTGCCCCACCAGCCGTTCCCGCAACACCAGTACCGCCATTGCCACCATTGTTTCCGCGACGACCAACTGTGCCATTAATCGTTGCAGTAGTTGCAACAAATATTCTATATCCAGCAGGATTTAAAGTCACCCCTGCGTTAACAATTAAGCTGTTATAACTAGCCTCCCCAGAAAGAACAGTGTCTATTGCAATGGTCACATCGCCATCGGCACCATTTCCAAAAAATCCCTTAATTGGAGGAATAGACCAACCACTAGCTGAATTTAGATAGGTACCTGCTGAGCCGGATACGGGAACGAGCCCTCTTGTCGCTCCAAATGTTGGAATTTGATCACCGCCAGAAACATGCGATGCTTGGTGGCTTGTAGGTGTTTGTGCATCAGCTAGCAAGCCAGAAAGACCAGCAACAGAAATTTCATCAGCACCACCGTTTTCATGCGATGCTTGGTGGCTTGTAGGTGTTTGTGCATCAGCTAGCAAGCCAGAAAGACCAGCAACAGAAATTTCATCAGCACCACCGTTTTCATGCGATGCTGCATGAGGCCCGCCAGCACCAGCCGAAGCCCAAGTCCCATCTTGACGCAAAAACAAACTAGTCGAATGGTGCAAGGCCATCTGTGAAAGCCACTCGGGCTTGTTCTTAAGTTGCGAAAAAAATCCCTGAAAGCTCATTTAGTTTCCTTCTTTTTTTTGATGTTTGAAAACTTCTTCTTCCATCACTACTAATCTGGTATTAAGATCGCTAATTTGCTCACCAAAAATATTAATTTGCTCTAGAGATAGCGAAAATGAACCAGATAACAATGTCATTTCTTCTTCTACTATAGCTAATCTTGCATCAATATTGTCTATCTGTTCGCTTCTTTGTTTCTGCAACACTTCAATCAATAGAATCTCCTGCAACAAAATTAGATATTGCGCTTCTACATTACTCACGCTTCCGGAAACAGCCGAAATATCTTGAATTAATTTGCTTATTTTGCCTATACGCTGATTAAGATAGTCATAAAGAAATGCTACATCACAATCAATTTCATTCCAGTGATTTATGTATTGACTAAGATTGTTTTGAAGAGATGTCACATCGAAACTAAATCCACTTATTTGTTGATTTACTTGTTTATAGAGTTCGCTATAGCTATCCTGAAGGCGTAAGTTTTTTAATTCTCGACGTATAATCTTACGAAGATTCATGATGACTCTCCACTTGATCTATTAATAATTAGAAACAGATATGATATTGAGAACTGTTTTAATCTAGAAATCTGTACGAACGCGCAAAAGAAGTTCCGTATCTATAGATTTTCTGAGCGGCTCCGAGAGCTTAGCTACACCAAGCAGTGCGTTATCGCTAGAATATAGTCCAATGGCACAAGGATATGTTATTGGCGGATTCTCACTACTGCCGCCTTTCACGCGAATCTCGCTGCCAGTAAGATATGTAGGATTGCTGCTGTAGTTAAAATCATTGTGATTCACTCTACAGAAATAAATTGTACTGTTCAGTTCTGTGGTATTATTAAAATCAATCTCACATATCCTATGTCTGAATCCATCGCAACTAGCAGTAATATTTGAACCTGATAAATCTGCTTCAAAGCTGCTGGAGCTTGGCAGATCTGCGCGTGATATAATCCACTGATCCACCGCAAGACCTGCAAAACCAGGCATACCGGAATCAAGCTTGCCATATGGCGCACTAACAGCATGATATTTCTGGAATATCGAAGCCGTTAGCACAGCAATGCCCGCTTGGTAATAGAGCAAGCCCACAAGCCCATCGGCTCCTGCTGCCAATGCCGGACCGGAAGCAGAAAGAATACCATATTCCCCGCTGGGGGAGTTCACCCTATAATCCGTTTCGGCTCCTGTATCTGCAATGGTCAAGAGCCATGGTGCATCGCACGGCTTATCAACACTGCTGCTCCAGTTGCCCATGCCGATGCTTATTAAGAACGAACCTTTCTTTATCTCATCTTTTGTAAGCAATCTAGAAAATGGAATAAAGAAAGCAGAATCCATTTTGGTGCCACCGGCAGCAAAATCTCCATCTTGATCAAATTTTAATATGTTCCCGGAAACATCATAGCCAACCAATACTTGTGCCATTTGGTTATATAAGGCATTCTTATGGGCAAATGCTGCATCTGTGGAACTTGATAACGCAGAATCCACATGTAAGCCAACAGTCAAATCCATAATATGATTCGCAGAAGAAGATAAATAGGGATAATCATATATGCTCTCATAAAGCTCAAGACCATAAACCTTAATATTGGTTCCCGCATTTCCCGGTTCTGCATAAGTACCAGAAATAATGCTTCCTGTAATTGGAATTGCTTCGTGAAGCGGCGTCTTTATGGTGGTAATGTCATCTGCTAAAAAGGTCTTATAGATACTAGCCATAATTATCTCCTATTATACCTGTTTCACATATCGCACTGGAATATCAACACTGGCTCCTGTAGTTGCACCAGTAACACGAATAACGCTATCAATATAATAATAATTGGTAGCAGAAATCGTCATTGTATTGCCGCCACCCAATCTCGTGAACCAATAAACACTATCACTCTGAAGGCTCAAAGAAGATTGAATTTTGAATAGAATTTTAGTACCTCTAGGCCCTGTTATTACGTTTCCGCTGGTCGCGTTAACTTTGTCATTGATATCAGCTATATAAGCCATATCTGTTCCTCGGGAAAGATAATAGCTGGCTATATTATCATCATCTACATAAGAAGGTTTGGCTGCTCCGGCGGCTGTACCAAGCATGTTTTCTGTCGCAGCAGGATAAACATAACCCAGTCTATGATCCATTTCCACAATAAATTGTGTTTCTACTAAATCAGAATCTAGATCCTTTTTGTAAGTGGGCTCTTGTGTCATTAATCCTTGATCCACGCGGATATAGCTCGTGCCTTTGCGCGGATCATAACCAGCAAGAACGCCGGTGGTGCTAATTAGCGCCTCTTGTGAATCTTCATCAACAGCAACAAGATAGATTTCCGAAATGCCACCACCACTATAACGCTGTCTAGAATTCTGCACATCATTAAGAACAAAAATAGGCAAATAAAGAATATTTGTCCTGGGAATGCTCATAAGCCTGCACTTCATGGAGGCGGCATTGTTTGTGAAAGCTTCCAAGATCGGCAATTGCAAAACAGCAAGATCGTAATAAGCTGAGCCGGAAGCATGATCAGCATCGTAAAGAGCATAGTTTATTTCATCATCGCTCAGGCCCCATTTTACAACCTTAAAGGCACCAAAACCCTGACTTAGGCGACGCCTGCCTTCATCGGTCAATACACAATCTAATATTATATCACCTGAACTGTCTAAGTAAGCCATTGTGTTGCTCCTTTATACTATATAGCTACTTCCTGCTTTTTTGTTTCAATCGACACAAATAATTAGTTCCTTTATAGCTTTACCGCCTCTTCCGTCTTCTGCATCTTAAGATTGTTAGCTAATACATTGTATGTAAGCCTAAATTTAAATATTGCTTCTTTTCCTGTATGTTCAGATCTTACTTTAAGTTTAAATGTCCTATTCCAGGCATCAACATCTGCCTTACCCATTTTTACCTTGCCTTCCGGAGACACACTTATCATTGCTTGTTGTGCTGAAGGTCTGATTCTTATAAATCTCTTCATTTTGCGCTCTAATGGAGATACATCTTTTTTAGCAAACTCTACTGTTTTGATCAATGGATAAATCAATCCTCCATCATTAACTAGCTCCACCTGATAAATTGCTGTCGGATTAGAAATATGTCCGTGCTGATCAATTGCTCTAAAGATGTACCAATATTTTGTATTGGGCACCTGAGATAGTAACACATCGCCACCTGAACCTACAACATGAACATTACCGGAAGAAGTTGCTAGTTGAACTTTTTCCAAATCTTTATAAGTCTTAGGATGTTTTTTGCTTCGATAAACTTCAAAAAAGAGCGGAGCATCATCACTATTAAATCTAATCGGTCCCGTAGATCTGTCTTGATTAAGTCGTATTTGTTCTATCTGTTTCGCTTCTTCCGCTGAAAAGCTTGTTGGTTCCGCCTCTTGTGTACCTGTACCGGCATTGAACCAAATTTTAATAGCACTATCTACATTCTTAAACGGAATTATCTCTATTTCTGGCGGAACAGGAGGACAATCTATTACAGATACATTTTCTATTTCGTAATATGGAACTTCAAATATTTTCGTTGAATCCTGTACGTTCGCAAACAATGCAGCATTGTCCCAGTCCTTGCTATAAAGAAGATTTTCATACTGATACTTGGTACCAAGCACTATTTTATAGGCATAAATCTTATAAAGATATTTCTTACCATATTTGACCTGTGTATCAAAAATGTGCGCCGTTACCAGATCTGGTGTATTGGGAATAAAGAAGTTTGTCAATGCCTGTGTAGGATACTGCATATCATACTTTGTAACACGATAGAAGAGCGTCTCAGAATATGCAGTCTCCCCGCTAAAAACTCTATGAAGAGTCCGGGCATGTTTCTTTTTCAAAGCCCCGTATTTAAGAGAATATAGTTGTTTAAGTATAAAGCTATGAAGCTTATGCTTAGGATCATTAATATCTGTTACATTCTTGTCTGCGTTCTCTCCAATGAGAACACAAGATTTTGGCACCTTAGATGTCAAAGAATCCAGATCTTCTTGCCAATCTTTAACTCTTAAGTTGCGTTCCTGCACAGTTAGCTTTTCATTCTGTATAGCCACTTCCGTCATCGCAACAGAATCCGCAGGCCCCAAAAAAAGATTAGCGTAGTCGGTCATTAGCTGATTGCATAAACCCGGCATCGCAACCACAGAAGTCATAAACTCTGTTAATGGTTCCGTAGTAAATTCTACATGTACATACATGGGGAACATAGCTATACGCTGTTGAACATCCTGCAAAAGCGCAACATCCTGAGATGAAAGAATCAAATTTCTATAATTTACAAGATCGTTGGTTTTACCCGAAGCGACGGCTCTGGGAAGTGTTTCTGTCCAAGCTTCAAAAAACTGTGATTCATTATGTAGCAACGTATCTTGTAGAGCGCCATTGAGAGTCGTAAAACAAGAATATTTCATATTGAGCGCCTGTCCCTGATCTTTTTTGGCGTTATCGGCACAAACAGACACATAGACATTGGGCAACAAACCTTCAGCGATCTTCTTGTCAGCAATTACTTGTTCGTATGGTGTTATAGCAAAATTATAAACAGGCGTAATCTTAGCATAAGTACCGAGAAATCCTGTTTTGTCAAGTTCTTTTTTATTTTGCGGAGCAGGAGCCACGAAAGCGTGATCACGAAACCACGTATTCAGCAAAACGGTATTGGGAATATCTAGAACCTTTGAACCAACAGCACCAATTCCACCTAAACTAGCAGGAATAGTATACACAGTCGAAGGACCATCAGGGTTCATGATATAATTATAATATGCATTATGTGATATCTTGTCATCAAAAACATAGGCACTTTTGCCTGATAAAACAAGAAATTGTGTCTTATTCACCTGCAATACAACAGTCTCGTAGGAAGAAATTTGTTTACCAAATTCTTGATAAAACGCCTTCATGTATTCAGGAAGTACAGCATTGATGGAATCTAGTTTAAGCGCACCTATATATCGTAATGGCTCATAATCATAAATCCAAGAAAAAGCTGATAAGGAATTTAATGATTTACCTCCCGCTATATAAAACCAAGACATCTTTTGTGCGTCGCTGTCATCTAAGGTCCACAACAGAGCACAACGTTCTCGTACGCGATCTGTCAAGGCTGTTAGCCCTGAAACATTCCATTTATGAAAAGCTAACGCTCCTACACCACCGACAGACCATTTACTTAATGCTTCTGCTGTAACAGAAGTATCTACATAAAATCGCTGTCCAGCAAAACCATAAGAAGCATTAAGATCTTTAAATGCTATTTGAAGCGGTGGCAATTTGGCTATCTCACCTTCAATAAAGCTTTTAAGCCCTTCAATTCCTGCCGAGACACCAGCAACCTCGATATTCAGTGCTTCTTTTGAAAGAACCGAATCTACCACAACCTGATCCTTTATTTGTTGCTGCTGAACAGCCTGATCTTGAACCGAAGGTGCTTTACCCCCAGACACATCCAAATAACCACTATTATCTGGTCCGCCAAATGAAGGCTTCTCTGTAGATGTTTCTTCGTAGCTCGCTGGTGTTTGTGCCAGAGCATCCACTACATCAACTCCAAGAAAAACCTTCATAATTTTCCTTCTTGCAACACTGGCAGAGTCGTAAACAGTTTAAGCGTGGTGTTGCCCAAAAGCCCTTGCTGCTTGCTTTTCTGCTGAGCCCATGTTTTAAAGACATCCATCTGAGTCTTGACTTTTGCTGTTTTTGGTTCGGCTACAGTTCCTTTAATTAGAAGAAAAAACTGATCGTAGATCGGCATGGCAACATTACCGAGACCAACTGTACCTGCCGTTTTGGAATCATAATCTTTTAAGCGACATAAATATGTGCCCGCAGCTAATTCCTCTAACATACTAGTAGTCACTAAGTTCCATATCGGCAGTTTAATTTGATATCCTGGAAAATATTTACTAGCACCTTCAAATGTTGTTAAGATTTCTAATTTCTGCAAAGCTCCAAACCAGAATTTATATGTAGCAGCCGTCGTGGGCGCAATCACGGGCACGCCATCTACCCCCAGTGGGGAGCGAACAGCTTTTGAATGTACGCTTGCAAGCAATAAAGATTTAATCTGATTAGGCAATGTACGAACAATCCGAGATATTTCTTTGTCTTCTTTGCCCGTTTGACGTAAAGTAGCTATTAGGCCCCTAGGTGCGTTAACGTCATAACATACCTGTGGAATTTGCTTGCTATGTGTAAATGTTCCCAGGTTTCTACCACCCGAAATAGTCTCTGTTCCTTTGGCATCTCTTGGTAAAACAATATCGTTAATATATTTACCAACAATACCATATAAAGCACTGTTTGGATTAGCTGCCTCGCCAGTACTGGCTATTACAGCCGCATGTACCACGCTATTTCGTCCTGTTGCTTTAGTTGCTGGTAAAGGATCTATGATTCCTTCGCCACCTTGTTGACTTGAAATACGCGATGCTAAAAGATCTTCTTGCGTTTGTGTTTGAATATTCTGCCCCCCCGGACGCGCACCAGAACCGACACCCACACCCAAAGTAGCTACAATATCGCTAAAAGCAATAAAACTATCACCTATTTGCTCTAGAGCTTGTGATTGCGTAGAGCCTTTCCTGCCAGACGGCATGATCGATGGTGTACCTGGACTATTCTTAGCATTCTGTCCACCTAAAGCAAACAAAGCTACCTGCGTATTCCTTTCGTGATCTACAGTTGCGGCATCAACACCAAAAGAAATACGCTGACCATTAATTATCGCTGCTCTAGGAGCCAGATAAGAACTTGCCATGTGACGAGCATCGTCTTGTGCAGTAATTATTTTGTCACCCGCACGTAAACTTATGTCAGACGCTTCACTACTAAAATATTTTAACGTCTCTTCTTTAATGCGCACCAAAAAATCTACATATGTCATTTTGCCTTCCAGGCTAGTATTCCCCAGATACTCGTAACCTCCCTGTTGCATAAGCACATCAGTATCGGTCGTCACGTTGGATAGATAAGACAAGGCAATGTGAGTCCGCACGGCAGCACCTTTGTTGCCTTTGAGCGTACCAGTACCATAAAAATTTACAGAACATCCAGTTGTATTGAACGCACATTGATCAATCTCAGAAAGATCAAGAAGTTTGTTTAACACATTGATCAGTCTGTCCAAAAGATCAAGAAACTTGCTTACACTTGTAGGATTAGCAATAGCTGGGTCAAGCAAACTAAGAACAAAATTATACAATGCTTTTTGTGCAATCTGAGAAGAACTGGCACCTAAAGACCAAAAAAACAATAAGGTCTCCAAATATGCCGATGTTGCTCTAAACCAAAGAGATTCTTCACCCTGTTGCCATTTTTTGACAAAAGAATCTATAAACATGTCTTTGTCATAATTATAGTTCTTATAGCACATCCCATCTTGCCAATATTGTTCTATTTCTGCCCGCAATGGCAAAAGAGCAGCAAGCTTCTGAAGCAGATAAAGAAAAGAACCATCTTCTACTATCAATTCTATACAATATCCATAAACACCCGTAGTAATGTTTTGTATACTAGCATCATGGCATTCAAAAGCACGCAAACCTAACCCCAGAGAAAGATCAAGTTCCTGAAGAGAATCCCCTGTTGTCTGCTGAACATTGATGAACTCTTCAGAAGTTTGTTGATCCCGCGAAAAAGCAACCACCTCTGAAGGCTCTTCCGCCTCCAGAAAGCGTGTAGATGCTTCGCCGATGCCACCTAGACGATTAACAGCCCCATCGATAATCTGTCTGCGGTCCCGAAGCACCCGCAAGGAAACAATTTTGCTATTTTTCAGTATTTCCGATACCAGAGCGTTGTTCATGTTGCCTAAAAGTTTGCCATATGGCGAGCACTCATAAAGCAATTTACGAAAATCAACAACAAAAAAGAGATTTCTACTATTATCTGGCTTTATTGAAATAAACGAATCAGAAAAGTAAGCAACGGTCCTTGGCACTTCCATATTGTCTTTGCTAATCCACGATTGATGATCGGGCGCAAATAACAAATTCGTATATGTAGTTAAATCTATAGTTAGTTTTTCTATCTCAGCCATCTGTCTAAAGTCAACAACTTTATTGTTAATAACTGGTACCGGGATTAATTCTGTACCGTCCGCCCCTTTCCAAACAGGGACTTTCCCTGTTTTATCTAGCCACATTGGCCCCAGCCAAGCCTCTGTACCGCCGTTGGCAGCCATAACATATGCTGTAGAGACTATTTGTCCACCAACAATAACCGCTTCAGCAACATAATTCCAAAGCATCCAGTCTGCATCGCTCAAAAGATCACCAGAGGACATTAGCGCTTCCGTTGCCGATTTCCAATCAAGACACCCAAATATAAAGCACGTCACGTGCTCAGGAGAGATATTAACGTGTTGTACAGCCACGGTACACGCCGCTTCGTAACAGGTCTCATCGGTTTCAAGTGGCTTTACCAACTTGGCTATATCCTGCCAATCAAGTTGAACTTGTTGTACTATCAGTTTTTGCTGCTCGTTGCCCGTAAGTTGGTTCACGTTTTTAAGAATATCGACTTTTTGCTGTATAATATCATCAGTAAGCTGTGCATCATATGATACAATAACAACAAACTTAAAATAATTATATAACGATGTAATCTGTGTCATTAAAAATGGAGCTTGCCCAGCCGACACAGCAGAAAAAACTTTGACATTTAAATCAACAGTAGTTTTAAGACCACCGTGACACGATTCTAGAGTAATTCGAGCAATATCAGCCGTAGGCAACACGGCAGCAAGCATTTCTTGTGAACTCATCATGTCATTTGTCCCGCCTTCTTCTGAGCCTCTTGCAAAGCTGCCTGAGCCTGCGCTTCGACCGAGCCGCCCATAGAAACAGTAGGCTGTTCCATTGCCGCTTCTGGACAGGCCAAAGACGCAGGATCAGAAGGAGCTTCCACAGAAGGAACTTGTTCGCCCACAGGCTCTAGTTCCGGGCATGTCAAATCCGGACCTTTGTATATGCTGCCGTCGTGTGTTGCCTTCTTCTTGGCTGCACAAAGAACGCTTTCTTCAATTTCATCATCAACTGCAACATCCAAATAATAATCCAGCATACCAGAATCCAAAAGACCATGTTCAAATTTTGCTGCTAAATCGGTCGAATAATCAAATCCACCAGCACCCAACGGCTCGCGTACCAAAAGACCATTAACAATCTCAGGCGCTTTCTGAATAAAGCCCAGGAACGTTTCTTTATCTACAGTTTCTAAAGAGCCTCCTGTCTTACTAGAACCTGACTCTTCAGATACTAAAGATAGGCTTATAGATAAATTCTCGTTCCCATACCCCGTTTCGTTTTCCGACATCTCTATAAGAATATAATCATCTTGAACTTCCAGAGAGCCATCCGTTTTCTCTTGTACATCATATTCCAAATCGCATAATGTTATCTCTGGAACAAAAAGATTAGCATTCTGCGAACCTGTCACAATTTGTTTAACAACGTCTATACATCCATGTAACACACTAAAATTCCATCCCGTCGAATTTTCAGAACCCAAGATTGCAGTTCCCAGAGGAAATGAAGGCTGTACGGGATTAACATGTTTTAATCTTGCGGTAGTCAAAATTCGACTCTCTATATCATTTTGTTCCTCGTCGGAAACACCCGCATATGTACCATCATAGAGAATGTCATCGTCATGAAAAGAATAATATACAGGATTAAATTCACCAGAAGAAAGTCGCTCACGTCCATATGGCGTTAATTCTATCTGAATAACATCTTCGGCAGCATTAAAAAACAATATATATCCCTTATATATCTAGTTTTTAAAACATCTTTCCTTGTTTTAGTTTGTTACTGGTATTACCATCAGCATTTTTATTTTTAAACATCCCCCAGGTCATTGAAGTCATTTTGCTTCCTGGATTATAATTTACCGGCAAGAAGGCAGGTACCATGATTGAGTTTTGCGGCGACACCTTAACAGGAGACAACAAAGCATTGGTCACAAGATTGGTTTCTACGCCTGTAACGCCTGTAAAAGCACCTTGTCTTTTTCCGCCATTCATTGCTAGCCAACCTGAAATATTACCAATATCAACCGTAGAAGCTTCCACAACGGTCTTGGTGGCCTCCGGTGAAACCAACAATTGTTCAATCAATTGAACATTGGGCACCTTTTTGTCTTTGACAATTGAAGCAGCATATTCCAATCCAACATCAAAAGATGCATATTCAAGCATAGAAAAATAGTCATAAGGCCAGTTATAACTGTACTCGGGAGCTTTTTTGCTACCTTTAAAACTAAACTTAAATTTTTCATCATCTCTAGAATCAGCAGTACTACTATAATAGCTCTTTTCCGCCTTACGCTTTACCTTGAAAATCAACCAACGTACATCGTTAGGTATAGGCAAGCCTCCAAAAAACTCATGAACACCCATGCCGTGACGAATCTCTGTCGCGTCTTTATAAGTAGTATAAGCTAGTTTTGGCATTAAGCCCTGCCAAATACGACATAGATCTGCACAATCTAGCGTATGTGCAAACTCAAAAATATACATTACAAAAGGCTTATCTTCTGTGTATGTCAAAAAGTCAAATTCAGGCGGCAAATAATATTTTGGCATTGCAGCCAACATGTGCATAATAGAGGTATAATGTATGTCTGACACAGAAGCACCAACAGCATACATCTTCTTTTTCTGATCAGTTAATTCTCCCGCATCAAGAGCAAAAACGTGTCTTGTGCCAAGCTGAAACGTGGAAGCAAATCCGTCTGGAGAGGGGTTGTCTCGGAACGGAATTGCAATAACGGCTTCTTCAATTACTTTAGAAGCAGCTACTTCTCCTATACGCTTTACTCCTTTTTTAAAACCACAAACATCCAGCAAGGAACCCGTATTGGGATAAACCGGCTGGTTGGCACTAGTACGTTCTTTAAAGCTTTCTTCAAGAGCCAGATAAATCCCTTCCGATCCTTGAAGTGGTGTTCCATAATTAGACCACATACCATAAGGACCACGATGAGGATCATCAAGAGTAACATCCGCAAAATGTAATGTCGGACACTCGCAACGAGGATAAATAACCCAAGCATCCATTTCATCCGATGATTCGTCCGAAACTGTTTGTGGTGCAAGATCTTGATCTTTGGCCCATGGCAAGCTCGCTAATGCCATTTGCTGAGCAGTCCAAGCAGCTTTAAACTGACGTTGTTTTCCTTTAAGCTGTACAGAAGCATCTAGATGCATTGCACTATCCCAAAGGATGTTACCAGAAGAAGCACTAGGACGGACTTCATCTATACGTTCAATAGCATCTGCCAATTGTTCATTAAGATCTTCAATTTGCATACCACCATGAATTTCGTCAAGAGAAAACTTACGACTTTCATTAGCAAAGAACGAACATCTTGCAATGGCTTTACCATAATAATAAGGTGGTGTATAAGCAGCATACGCAGGATCGGCAACCAATTGTTCTGGAGAATAAGACGCGCCCCCAGAAGAAGTCAAAGAACCAGAAAGCAACGCTCCATGACAAAAAGCTGCACTAACAGGCAATATTGCTGGACCAAAATATCTACCATGATATTCTAATTCGTATGAAGAAGTTATCCAGCCTAAGCTTGCGCTCGTATAGAAACTACCCGTGGCAGCAGGATATCCAGCAGCATATGATGCCGAACCATAAGGGCTTCGAACCATAAAATATTCTGGAGTCTTATAGAGAGCAATGTCCATATAATACGTCGTACCAGAAACCAAAGCTTTAAATTCAGCTTGTTTAGCAGATGAAAAAACATTAAGCGTTCCATCTCTTAAGAAGAACTTCGGCAATTCACCAAAAAAGTTATGCGCCGCCATACCATAAAGCACATTGGAGTGCATGCCGTTCCATGTAAAACTAGGAACATAGCTAGCACCATCATCTATTAATTGCCAAGAAGGAGCCAATAAATAAATGCTGTTATTGTGCTGTGAAGACGATATCGGCACATAGGATTCCGGATCTATCAGAGCTTCAAAGGGAATTCGGAAATTAGGCTCCTCTGTCAAAAAACCACAAGAAGCGGTCAGAGCACCTACAGCAACAATTTTAGTATCGCCCGATACCGTGGCATCAGCAGCCGCCACAGCATCGTAAATGGTGGTTAAATCATCCCCTGGTTCTTCACCCATACGGTACCAGTGTGTTAGCCCCGCTGGTGCTCCCGGCTGATTAAGTGGTGGTTTTAAATGACCATAACCATATATGGTTGCTATATCAGCGTTGGAAAGTGCAGCGTTGTAAAAAGCACTATCGCCTATTAAGCCATCAAAAGCAAATGTTGATGTATCTGCTGGTCCAGCCACAGAAAGATCGACAGTCGCAAAACAAACCCTTGCATGCGCAGGATTGTTGATATGCGCCAAACTATTATTTACGAAAATTGTCCATGGACGACTAGCGGCGGTATAAACATTGCCATCCACAAAAATTTTAAGTATTCCATCTACTGCACCATCTCGCCAGGTAAATCCTACCAAATGCCAGGTGTTGTCGTTGATCATCATATCTTTAAGATAAATGCATTTTGCTTCAACCGCAGGAGTATTACCCCCTAACCAAATTAAGGGTTGACCTTCAAAAAGAAATATAGCCCAGGCAAAACAAGTCCAATTATCCAGCATTCCGTGTGACCAAATCACACCATTCGTATCGGTAGTACGCACCCACGCACAAGCAGAAAAGTCAGCGTTCGCATAATTAAAATTCCATGAACCGCTGGAAATAGTTAAGAAATCATCATTGCCTGAAGCGGCATCATTAGTAAAACAGCATGCATATGCAAGCGAATCACCAACAGCACCAGCAGATGCAGCAGCGCTTCCAGTTTGCGCTGCCCAATCTACAGCTATACCAGACTTTATGGTGTTATACATAATCCCCGGAGCAAAAAATGGCTGCATTAACGCCTGAAGTCTGCGAGGCATCGGATCGCTACCCGGTGTGTCACTTACAATATTATCAGCATACGACTGCGAAAACAAATTTGCTAGTTGCAACGTTCTGTGAACCGGATAAAAACCATTATAAGGTAGCAGCTTCTTAAGCACGTTACACTTCAAAACAATCTCTTCACCTACTGCAAGATCTTTATGATCCTCAAAGATCCTAGTAAACTGTTCAGCAACATCACTATGAGCATAATGCGCATAAAAATCTTCATCAGGTACAGCATTCCCTACGGCGCTACTAGAAGGATCGCCACCATCAACAGAAAGAATAGCCGGATTGCTCGCTCCTCTAAAATTGCCCCCCTGATCAATCACATAGCGTTCCATGTGTTCCGAAATACGAAATTCTGGAACAATAGACATTTTCTGAGATTGGGGTCTAATATCTGCTGTAAAGGCATTGTAATTGTAATACCAAGGAGTCAAGTTGCTTTCTGATTCTGCTGTCCAGGGGCGCATACCATATTCCAAGGCTCCCGAAATGGCAATTCTTTCTGGATTACAAAAGAGCACAGAAGCGGTAGCAGGATAGCTTTGATTAAGTTGCACCATGTCCAGATAACTAAATTCACCAAATTTAGAAATACTACTCGTCATAGCAGTAGTAATAAGATTGTGAAGCTCCCCGCCAATACCACAACCAACAAGCATAGTACCAGAAATACTACCCGAAAAATCATCTAGAGGCCAGACACTATTTCTTCTATCATGCTGTCCTAAACAGTTACGACCACTATTTGCTGCATCGCTATAAACGTAGCTACGTGCTCTCTTGGCACAGGAGCTATCCCAAATCTTTCGTCTGTGCAAAACATCTTGATCAAACTCTCCAACACCAATGCCTGCTTCTTCATCGTAATTTATCCGCGTTCTCGTCCTTGCAAGACCAACGTTGACCGCCTTGGGAAATACTCCCTCGCAATAAACCAATCCTTTAAACTGATGTGTGGATGCAGCATCAAGATAAAGCGCAGATACCTCTTCATAGGCACCGCCCTCGGACTGAAACAAATCTAGCTTATTGTTTAGCTCTATGTTAGCAAAAAACGCTACGTCGTTCTCTAGCGACGCATAGAGATACTGATTTTTTGTATCCGTACCGTCATTAAGAACAAACGACACAGGACGACCCCAAGCCACACAAGGTTCAATAAAATTCGTATGCCCGTCACCGCGCATGTCCTTAAAGACGACCTGCTTATAAAGCCCGGTAGCAACAACATCCGGATTGTAGAAATAGCCAGAATATTTTGTAGTGCTTGCTTCATCTTCCACAGAAATAATATTGTTCTCTTTGTGCTTCCTGCTAACTGCATGTTCTCCAGCGCGAATCTGTTTCCAAGTCGGATGTTCATAAGGACCGTTACGCAGCAAATTGAACCCATAAAGCTTTGCTGCCTGGGGCACTGTAGATGCAGCAGCAATTGTACCACTGACAGTATTAGTATCAATATCAACAGAATCAATGAGCCCTATGCTGGCACCCAGTTTAGCTCCTACAAAGTTAAAACGCCCATTGGCATCGTAATACTCGCTAGATGACGCAAATGTAATAGCAGGAACATAACCCGAAGAACCAGAAATATAGCCATCTCTGGGAATGCTAATCATACACGGATAATCCAAATATGAAGCTGTAATCCAAGAGTATTGAAGATCTCTCTGCGGCAATGCGTGCTGAACGAACAAGTTGTCGTAGCTCGGCATACATACGTATGAACCACTAATATTCTCATAACGATATTGCGGATTGCGATTTACTTTATGCCAGTTAGCATAAGAAGCACCAAGAACACTATTATAGCCTCCCTGCAAACAATAAATCGAAGACCAATCATTCAGTGCTTGTCGAACAACCCGGTTTCTCCACGGCATTGCGTTATAAGGAGAATATTCTTCACTTGCTCTATCCAGATAACCTCTGGACATCGTTTCTTTGTCTCCCGGAGCAGAAAAACGCTCAGCAAATATACAAGCGTGTCGTCCACGCTCCGGAAGCGAAAAATCTGGATTGCCATAAAGCGGAAATAAGTTAAATGGCGGCAAGGAACCTGTCAGATCCACTAACCAACCATTGTTGTGTCTGCGACCGACAGTATGCAATACTTCCCATGGAAAACGATAGTTCCCCAAAATCTTAGAATCTAGCGAGCTTGAAATATTAGCTATGTTAATAGGTCGTTTAGTCAAGCCTTCCCTGGCATAAGACATGCCGCGCACAGGAGGGCGTAACACAAAATAAGCACCTTCTGCTGCAATTCTGTAGCCCTCCAGACGTTCATTTATAGTATCCGCACCTTCGTTCAAACTCGTGTGTCTGTGCGCTCTACCGCCCACGTGGGCCTCTGTAAACGGACCTTGCACTGGAGCGTCTATCCAAGAACCATAAGAATCTACATGTTGATTTGTAAGCAACAGCACATAGCCAGCCAAACGAGCATCAGGATTATCGCTAGTGTTGTAATGATAAAACATAGAAAACGGAGCAACAATGTTGCCACGATACATTTCTGCACTACCGCTATGCTGCAAATACCATCCGCGAAGCTTGGTTTTATAAATCCGCGAGCCAACATCATCTACAGAACCATAACCCCTACTAGCATCGCGTTCACGCAAACAAATCAAGTGTCGTCTAGCTTCCGAAGCGTTAACACCGCCTGTTAAGTCACTAAGAACGGGCACTACCCTAAGTGCTTCAGAACCTATACCGTGATCACGAGGAAGAGTATCATAAATAAAATCTAGATTTTTATTAAATCCTTCTGGCTCCTTAGCCAAAACCGTTACACTACCTCTAGTAACTGATAGCCTAGCAACATTAGCTAGCTGCCGATTCGCATAGGTATTTTGTTCATAACGCTGTGGCGTCACGGGATCGTATTGTTCTGGCGCATCAGAAAGATCCGGTAGCTGTTCGCAAACTAAACGAATGTTCTCTCGCTGTGCGTCTACCAAGGGATCAGAAGAAGCGATTGCACTAGTTAAGTCTCTCTCTGCTCGTTCCTGCCACCATATACAACGTGATGTTGCCTCAGCCGAAGATACTGGAGCATGTCCCGAGAGCCAGCTATAAAGCATCTCGTTGACACCCCGAAGTCGCCCTACTAGTGGCTTCTCTTTCATTTCCAGTGTTGGAAATTGAGTACGAATCTTATTACGTTCAAGAATATGGCTCTCTACCATTGTTCTCAAACTATCTGAAACATCTGCTGAAGCAGGAACTAGCTGATAAAGCACATCAGAAATAGCTGAATCAATCCATTTATAAAAATCTACAAATCTCTCAAAGCTGCTTATGTTTGTAATATGATTAAAATATAGCTGTCGTAGTTTTTCAAGAGATTTATATGTTAGACGATAACGATGAACAGGCTCTCCAATAAGATTGTTAAAATCTGCAATAGTAGCAAAAAGCTTAAGCATGTCTTCTGAAACACATTGAGACATACTTTTTTCCGCAGCAAAGAAATAATTGATTGGCGCAGAAGCCCTCGTAAATATTTCATCATCTTCTTCGAGAATAGCTACCATATCAGAACTACACGCAGCACCAGGAAGCTGCAATTTAGCACTAGGCACATAAAGCAAATCTACCACCTGATCATCGTTAGCTGCAAAACCCCAACCTTGACCGGGATGCTTGTTGCCAAGAGCACCGCTCAAAAAACGATAACGAGCAGCATCTATCTGCTCCAAAGAACCCGAAGAAAGATCTAGTACGGCAAATCTACCATCAGCATTAGAGCCAGTAACGAGATCAAAAGACCAATTTAGTGCTAAACTTTCTTCTGCCGGAATAGAAATGCCATCTAGTTGTGGAACAGCAAAATAGGCATTGCTATTAGGATGTTTTCTGCCCAGAGAGTAAACGTCTTGAGAATGAAACTTTATTTCTTCATTTTGTAGATAATCATACCAAAATCTAACATTTGTAATATTAGAATCACTATAGTCTATGATAGAACCTGTAAAGTTTTGTCTATGTGCTCCAGCAAAAACACGTATTGGTGTGGCAAAGAGATTTTGAACTCCCGCGCTACCAGAAATGGTAAATTCCTGCTCAGTCAAATCTAGTGTAGTATAAACACCGTAAAGCTCCCATTGGCGAACAACAGTAGAGCCAGTAATTCGATTGATATAATTTTCATAGTTTATTGGTGCATAACGAATTGCGAATTGCCATCTTTGTCCATCATAAACTCCCGGATAAAGACTAGAAGTAATTTCGCCAGCAGAAGAAGAAAGAGCAAAGAATGCATCTGTAGATTCGGCACTTGGACGTACAACATAAAGAACTACCGCCGGATCGGGCGAAGCCCAAGTATAATCACTTTGACTAGATGAAAGAGCAGCATGAAAGCCAACAATAGAAGCACTAACAAACGGTGTATCATAATAAAATATTGATTCAGTTTCCGGCTTTACAGGAAACTGCACATTCACTTCTAGTGTTGCTACTCCGTTTTCATACCAACCAGATCCGGAGACCGCTGGCAAGAAGGTACTCTCATCTGCCGCTAAAATTGCAGAACCAGAAGATTGAAATACGGAACCTCCTAGGCGATTCTCGGCAGCGGTGCTTAAGTATTTTTTCTTACGCGCAACCGAAACAGTACGATCTTGAAGCTTATAGGTCGCATTATGCGCATATAAGTTGACTTTTACTAAATCTTCGTCAATACCAAAGCATCGAAGAGCGTTGCGTAGTGCTTTCTCTGTTCCTTTGGCTTTATAGAGATAAGTCAGGTTATTATATAAATTCTGATAAATGAGATTTTTAACATCTATTAGTTTTGTACTAAAGCGTTGAATATCGCTTTGTTTGGCAACGGATTCTAATATCGAAGCTTCACTAAAAAGCTCTGGTGTGCGAAGACCAGCGCCTTCCAGCAGCCGACGTGCAAAGAAATTAGGTTTATAGCCTTCCTGAACATAGGTGGTGTCTTGTATGCTTGGAATATCATGAATCATTTGATGAAGCTGATCTAGATAAGACGCCATAATTTGTACTAGATTTTGCAATATTCCATTTGTTGCTTCATCTTCTTCAGTGATCCAAGCAGGTACTAGCTTCCATAGTGCTGCATTGTTTATGGTATCGTAAGCAGAACCAGAAGTAGCATATAGATCTAAAGTATCAATATATTCTGAATGAACAGTGTAAATTATCGGATCTTGTTCTTCGTCAACATCAAAGAAGCCACTTTCATTAATAGCTGAAAGGGGGCTTCTAGAACCAGAAACATAACCACGCCAAGTACCGTTAGAAATACGTCCAGAATAATCAAGAACCGTCTCGTCGTGAGCATCAACAGTACTAGCGGAAGTGAAAATGCCTTCATTAAATTTATAATATAAGCCAAGTGCTACATTAGCATCGTCCGTATTACTTCCACCACCTACATGTTCAAACCAGTGTCTACCAATATCGGCAGAAGAGCGGGCTGTCTTCCAGAATCGAACTTCATCCAAAGAACCAGAAACCTTTCCCCAGCCTGTATCACTATCATCTTCAGGCCAGGCGGTACGCAGCGCGCCCACATTGGCAGAAAGACCTTGATTCCCCAGCACCGTTGCCATGCCGCCCGCACCAACATTAGTTTGTGTGGCAATCAGTGTTCCGTCTACATACAAAGTACAGTCAAAATCAGTACCGTTGTTCTGAAAAACCACAGCATAATGATGCCAAACATCACTAGCCAATGAAGTCACGCCGCTAAAAAATGTTGCATAGCCAGTAGTGGGAACGCCACCAACAAAACTACCAGAACAAACTATGGGATAAACATACTGTTGCCCCGGAAGACCACGATCCAGATAAGCAACCAACAAGCGTCCATAGCTTACACTACCTGATGCAAATCCATTCCAAAGATCTATAACAGTTTCTACTCCGCAAGAAGACCCAGAAGTATGACGCTTAAGCCAAAATTCTACTGTGGCACCATCGTCACCATTCCAGCTTAGATTGGAACTTCGACCCGATGCCGTATCTAAATAATTGGCCTTACCGGCATAAGGTTCCGGAAATGCCTTAGAAATACTAGCCGCTTCCTCATCTGCATGAGGACCACCTTGAACAGAGATATATTCTTGATCTTGTGGCTCCCAAATACCCAAAGAAGAACTGCCCAAAAGCACGCCATATCCTTGAGGAGAGAAAACAGCACAACCTACAGCTTTGGGGTATAAATTGTCATAAACATAGTTGTCAAAGTATGAAGCAGAATTATGCCATTGTTGCCGTTCTGCTAGAGAACCATCATAAGGATAGGTTCTGGCAATATAAGCAAAAGCATCCTGATAATATTTTTCTGCCGAGCCATAATGAACAAAGTTGCTTAAATTAGAAAAATCAATACGAGGTACATATCTAGCCTGCTCAGTTGCAACCGCTTGAATCTGCTCTACAGATTCAATAGTTTCCGCTACGTTGTCAATACTGGTAGCAGGCAATACTTTTTTAGACACAGCAAAAAGCTTTTTAACGCTCATTCTTCGACCCTAAAACGACAAACCTCTGAAAGTTCATAATAGTAACCGGCAATATTATATAATAAGTTAACAGCATACGAATATCCAGCTTCTAGAAGTGATATATCAAGATCAAAATAATTACCTTTCGTATCATATGAAAGCTTGGTATATTCAATGCTGCCTGTTCCATAAGAAACTGCTTCATAATCATCTTTAGTGCGAACAACATTATAATATACTTTTTCTATTATCGAAGTCTCAATATCAGTAGAACTCACTGTATAGATTGTAGGACTCCAAGATTTTTGACGCACATACAACCTAAATCGAGCGTTGGGTTCCTTACGAGAATATTTAGACTTCAAGTTGGTCACATTGACAACATACTGAGGATTGGGACTGTATGCGCTCCCGGCAAAGGAATTTACTTCTATCGAACCAGTATAATATTGTTCATTTTTGTACCATACGTCATAAATCAAACTGGCAGTAGTGTTTAACACCACAGAAGCAGAATATATTCCCTCCGAAACCCAGCCTCCAGTAATCGGAGAAACATTAAGCGGAGAACCTCCTAATTCTGCATAAAGATCTACATAAATCGATCCTGTAGACACCGAAGGAATGTTAACCATCTGTCCACGCACCACATTATAGAGATAAATAACGTTGGTATTATCCGCCACCGGAGCCAAAGAACTACTAGCATAGAAAGTAGCTCTATCATCACAGATTGCTGAATTCCATTGAGCTTCGATCACAGGACGCATAAAGAAAAATTCTGTTCCCCTGGCAAAAAAGCGCTTGGTATAAAAAGAAGCAGATAAAGAACCATCTTCATATGCTCCACTCATCATGACGCCGATACCATAGTTATCTATAGTACCAGCCATCCAATCTTCAACCAAGTTCGTAATATCAACATTAATATTTTCATTACCAAGATCAAAAGATTGTGAATACTGATATGCTGGAGCCGCCAGATAATCACCCCCTTCCGAAGTCCAGCCAATTCCCGTACTGCTACTAAGCCAGTTCGACACGCCTGTATCCAAATATGTTTCCATATCCAAACCAGTTCCCTCATCCCACGAAGAAGAAACCGGCTTTATAGCTAATACGAAATTTCTAGGTAATGTTTGTGCATGAGGAGCATTAAACAAACGCAGATAAAAAGAAACACTACCAGAAGCAGGCAGAAGACCGAGCACTCTGTCTTCTATTATTTCATCCACCGGAAACTGTAAAAGAATGCGAGACGCCTCCATAGAAGAAGTTGAAGCCTGAGCATAGATAGAAAAAGTTTCTAAAATATCTGAAAGACCCATATTTGCTTCTTTGCCGCGATCAACAAGATTGGCTTCGAAGGCGTTGGTAATCGTATTGTCCTTTGTGGCTATAAAGCGCTTAATCATTATTTAATCGCTCCAATGATATCAAGTTTGGGATATTTCATCTCAAAAATAACATTCTGAGGACAGGAAATCATTCTACCATCAGAAGAAGTGCTGGAAATAAAATTAAAGGTATAGTCACTATATACACCACCTGCTTTCGGCACTATACGAATCTTAGTTACATCCAAAATTCCATCCACTTTCTTAAGTACCGTATATAAATCTGCAATAAAAATAGGTTCCCCTATTTCTTTGATCTTGGCTGTTTCTGTGCTTAAGGCTGT